CCCAACTCAACAAAACGCTACAAACAACTTCGTTGTTTGTTTTAAGGGCTTTTGTAGCGTTTTGTTGAGTCGGGCGTGTCGTTATCAAATTGTTATAAACTCACCCCCGAGGGGGCGAGGAGGGCCTGGGCAAACCCTCCTCGCTGTTCAATCAAACTATTGTGATAAGTGAAACTGGTGTGTCTTGTTCAGTGCAATACTGAAGTTTACCCCAAGGTGTTTCCACGAAGAAGTAATAGCCCTGACAGTCTAATTCGTGAAACGCTTTGAATAGCCCAGATAAGCGTGGATTATTTGGAGGTGATTGACAAGCGCCCAGAAGTTCGATTTTGACTGGCTCAACTAGGAACTCGTCCTCTAAATACCTAAGTATAGCCATTACATAACCGTTCCATAGTTCGCCATCGGCTCCTGTGGTGAGGTGTTGCTCTGTGATTCTAATTTCCATTTTTCGTTTCCTTTGGTTAGAAGTGAGCCAGTTTTAGGACATGGCTCAGGTCGCAAGGTTATCTAGGGCTAATTGTCCCAGATTCTACACCCTTGATAAATTCACCAAGAGTGGAGTGGATTAGCACGATTTCGGCTAGTGTGAACTGACCACGCAATAACTCCGTGTTAGTGTATAGCGTTTCACCATAAAGACCAGTTAGGTAAACCCAAACATCTCGGTCAATGTGGATGGCGTGCTTGCCCTCGTTGCCGTGCCAAACAGACACAGACACAAGGTCGGTTGTGTGAGGACTTACTACATCCTCGCCAGCGATGTTGTTGGTAGAGATTTCGCCCTTTACCCAAGTTTCGTGATTCTCAACTGGTTCGGGTTTCACCTCAACCTTGATTTGGTGCTTAGTGTTCATACTGAACTCCTAAATAAGTGTAAAGACTGCCCAGATAACTTTTGTTCTCTCTCGTTCCTTACAAAAACTAATCTAGCCTATTACACACATACCCCCCCTGTCGTTATCATTTTGTTATAAATCTCTGCTTTATAACGATTTGATAACGAACCAACTCAACAAAAGCTAATGGCAGCAAGCTGCCTATTAGCTTTATAATACCTAGGCTATATAATTATAGCCAGGTATTATTGTTGAGTTGGCGCACCTCTGCCCCTCTGCTCCCGAGCACGCCAAAACCAGCCCCCATTGCTGGGGACTGGCTGGCTGGTTGCTTACATCACTTTGTGTTCGCAATCACACTTTGCATCGTGGTCGCGACCCAGTGAACCTTCGGGCAAGTCTAGACTACGCTCCAACAGGTCTAAGCCTGTCCAGAATGACTCACGCCAGCCTGGGCTGTCGTCCCAGTCCTGTTGGTGATAATAGTCCAGAGCCGTAGTTATCTTGTCCACTAACTGAGTAGCAGTCTTTGTGATAGCGTGGTTTTGTAGGGTTACCCAGATTTGTTCTTCGAACATTTTATTTCCTTTTCTTGTTTGTAGGGTGAGCCAGTTTAGACACTTGGCTCAGGTGTTGGTTTTACTAGTTGATTAGTCCTAGTTCGCGGTGCTCAAACTCAACTTCAAAGGCACTTGCTTTTAGACACTTGCCGTCAGTTAGTTCGTGGTCGCAAACTCCGTCAAAGCAGTCGGACTCTTGCGTGAATACCACAAAGGTATCTGCTAAGTGGCAACGCTGAGCAGTCCACGTGCTAGGACCATAAAGGTCGTATTCCATAGCCGTCAAAAATACGCCGTCGTGTTCGCCGTTAGTTGCGTATGTGATGCCGTCCATGTCGCAAGAGTCAAAGAATGACTGAATGCTCGCAAAGTAGTTGCCGAATGCTTCCCAGTATTCAACTCGTTTGATGTCAGTTCCTGATGTCATACCACGCCAAGTTTGCTGACGTTCATTGACATCTTTCCTGCTATACCAATACTTGACCAGTTCCAAAGGCGTGTCAAGCGTATAAGTGTAATCGCTAGACTCAACGGAACTGACTAACAAAGGATTTGTATCCATTGCCCGTTCTCTCTGCTAGGGAACTACTTGCCTAGACACTTTATCTAGGTCCCGTTTCCCTAACAAGATAAGACTATGCTATTTTAGGCATACCCTATCTCTCGTTATCAATTCGTTATAATCTTTTTTTTCGTTATCATTTCGTTATAAACTCTCGCTTTATAACAATTTGATAACGGCCCCAACTCAACAAAACTATTGGCAAAAAGGCCTGACGGCCTTTTAGCCTAATAGTTTTAGCCCTATACTATGCTAAAGCATATAGTATACGGGCTTTGTTGAGTTGGCGCGATCTCTAGGCTGGCTGTGTCCCCGAAGGGAGGGAGGCTGGTTTCCCAGCCCCCCAGTTGTTTATTCTACTTCGTCTAATGCCCACGAAGTAAGTTTGATGTTTGTAATCTGTCTAGACGAATCTAGGCAGGTTTGACACAGGTGAGCGCCTTCATTTTCCACAGGGATCCACTGAGCCATGTGAGCCTTTGGAAGTGTAACAAAGACGCTAACAACTTTAGCGAAGTGTGTTGCCGGTGTTTCGGTTGATGTTTCTAGGCATTTAGCACATAGATTCATTTCATTACTTTCTTGTTTGAGTGAGTGAGTCAGTTTATCCACTTGACTCAGGTGGTATTGCTAGTGGCTAAATACGCTATGTGTTTCGTGCTTGCCACGTGGTCTTACAAGCATTAGCACCTTGTAAGTTTTGGTGTTGTTGATGTAGCAGTCAGGGTTGTCGCATTTCCAACAACCCGCTAAACCCTTGCCCATAAAGTAATCAAAGGTCTTGTTGTATAACTTGCAGTAAGTAGTCATTACTTACCCGCTTTCTGCCATAGTCGCCCAATGTAGAAAGCGATAATCATTTCAAGTAAGTCTTGCCCATTGAATATGTGAATCACTTTGTTGCCTTTCTATTTGTAGGGTGGCAGTTTTGGACGGGTCTGCCAACCGTGTTTGTTGCGAACTAGATAGATGCTAAGTCAGCGACTACCCTAGCGTTTACCCTTGCCCAAAACTCAGCGCAGGTAATTTGGAATGGTTTGCCAAGTTCCAAAGCCGAGACTGTGGTGGCGTATAGTGTTTCCCAGCGTGCCATTTCTAGTTCGTATTCTTGAACCATAAACGCATCGTTGCTCGTAGCCTTGACTGTGGCTAGTGCTTCACTAGCCTTGTCGTAAGCATCACGAATTACACTAACAAGGTCTAACCCTGTCCTGTAATCCGTCTCTAAAACAATTTCCATTGCTCTCTCCAATTACCAAGCAACTCTCGCCTAAGCCCTTTTGTCTTAGTGTCTTGTTTGCCTGATAAAGCCAAACTATCAGTTTCACCACATACCCCATTCGTCGTTATCAATTCGTTATAATGCCGTTATCATTTTGTTATCTAAGGGGGGTAGGGTTAATCGTTATCAAATCGTTATAATCCACCAGGCCACAGATAGGATTTTTTGATTTAAATAGTCAGGCAGTAGCCTAAATGCGGGATATGCATTTTCAATTAAATATTTGATTAGGTGCGGGATTGGCCGCATTGGCTGCATAGCTTATTTTGCAATGTCAGGGGTCTGTGCTATAATTCCGGAAGCTTACGGTGCGGTTTCCCTGGTTTTAATACATAATGGATAACATGGAACCTGATAAGAACCAATTTGGTAGAATCAAGGACAAGGTTGTAAGCTTCCTTAAGTTTAAAGATAACAAGATAGCTGAGACTACGCCGTTTGGCCCTATGAGCAAGTACCAAGAGAATCCTGAGAACAGGATTATACACAAGTCTGTGCGAGAGGACCGCAATGAGCGATGAGCACGTGCACGTCATAACAGACTGTAAAGCTTGTGGAATAAAGCGGTTTGCAGAAGGAAAGCCGCGCGAGTCTCACTCAGTCATCCCAGTTGAAAAGGGAATTAGTGAAGTTCCAGCAACATATACCTTCTTAGCCGAGAGCTCACACGAATTAAATAACCACAAGCAAGATATGATACATAGAGTGTTTAGACAGACGAAAGGCAAGCCTTTCTTTAACCCTATGAACTCTAGAATAGTAAACTTCAATCACGGCAAGGACCACAATGGAACCGAGTAAAGGTCAGTTTTACAATGTTAATGGCAACAGACGAGTTGTGACCACTTCTGTGCAGGAAAAGAACAAGCCTCACTACAAGCTAGTGGGAGAAGGCATCGACCGCGATGTCGCTGACTTGCTAGCCGAGCAAGAGGCCAATCCTACCTCTGGCCTTCGTGGCCGCAAGACCAAGGCTAGCGATCTAATGGGCAATCAAGAAAAACTACTTGAGAACCTAGGTAAAGACGTTAGAAGAACAGCAAGAGCCGAAGGTGCATCAAACAAGTCTGAAAACACTCGTGAGCTAAGGACTGCAGAAGCTTTTAGAACTAACCCTACAATTGCTGAACTAATGAAACGAGAAGAGCCGCTTGAAGTAAGTGGTGACGCACTAGCCAGAGTTAGACGTGGCGATGCACCGAAGCTTATCGCAACCACCGCAACCTGGGATAAGCGTAAGAAAGACCTTGGTGTAGGAGAATAATGAGCAACGGAAGCAAAAAGACTAGAGCTGCGAGCAAGACTGGTAGAACAGCCCACTTTGAGGCTGGAGTCAGTGGTGGCCGCGAGTATTGGGATAACAGAGACAATGGTCCTCACAAAAAGACCTATGAAGTGTCTAAGAGAGACACTCTTCCTTTTGGCCCTAAAGAGCAGAAGGCAACAAAACTAGGCTGGCACATGAAGACCGGTAAGTACCCTACACACCACCCATCTATGGAATATGATGAGCGTTGTTCTAAGTGTGAAGCTTTAGACAGTACTTTTGACCATCCTAATGGCCGTAAGATAACTGACGACTAATGAAGCCACGCGATAGCCAGCTACCAGAAAAACCTAAGCACGACCACCCGTGGAAGCGTATTGAATGGGGTAACGTTGCTCGCAGCAATGACACTGAAGGTAATAAGAGTGGATTTAAAAGCTTAGCTGGGGCAAAAGCAAAAGCCCGCAAGTGGCTAGAGGCTTCCGGATTAAATAGGCTACACGCACCAAAAGTAGCCGGAGCTGACCACGTTAATATTAAAATTACTAAAGATACCAATGGTGACCACAATATTGAATATCAAAATAAATATTGTGAAGCCTGCGCACCTGAGCGTATCCATACCATTAGCTCTACTCCTATCGAAAGTTGGAAAACAATAGCAGAAGAAGCAGCTGCCGGTAGAGATGTGCGTCCAGGCGGACACAGAAAATATGCAGTCCCAGCTAACCCAACTGAGACTCCGCCTCCTCATAGGATGGACGCGTAATGAAGCCACGCGGGCTATTAGAAGAGTTCCAACACGGCCGTGCGCCGGAGCTCAACCAGGTGCTAGGTGTATTCACCCAAAATAATGCCGTTTTAGGGCTGGATGTACAAGGTGCAATTAGAATTAATGATGGTATCTTTACCGGGCCTAAAGGTGCATATCAAGGTTATACTAGTTCTGTTAACGCGTCTAATGTTACGCAAATACCTTATGGGAGCGCGCAATGAATCCAAAAGAAGGCCAATTTAAAGGCCAGCTAAATGCTGAGCCGTCTGGTGAACTTGAGGTGTTAGAGCATCAATATCAAGAAGCTATGTCTCAGGACCCTCGCTACCTTACTGATGAGGACAAGCAGGAGATGAGTAACTTCTACGACAAGCAAGCAAAGGAAATGAAATAGTGCACCCTAAGTTTCGTCAACTTCCACACAAGCCGCGTAATCCTCTACCAGTACGTTTAGAGGCACCAGAGCACGAGCACGACTTCCGCAGAAAATACTACCCAGATGGTACTTTAAAGTCTCAGACCAACTGTAAGACGCGTTACTGCAATGTTATGCCAGGAGTAAACGACTATGGAAAGCCGTATCCTGCTACTATTCACGACCCAAAACCTAAAGAGGATAACTAATGGCTGAAAAGAAAAAAGCAACTAGTAAGAAGAAGAACAAGACCTTAGCGGGCAAAACTTCTGATGGTAAGAAGGTCTATGGCCCTTTTAAGGGCTCAAAGAAAAACGGTGGTCGTCCCATGATGTCTGTCGTAAATCCAGATGGCTCACGCACGTCTATCTCAGCTGCTCGTTATAAGTATGAAAAGACTCACGGCAAGCTTCCTAAGAATGTTGACGTGGACCACAAGAACAATAACCACTCTGATGATAAATCAGGCAACCTTCGCGCTTTAGCTCACGGTAAGAACACTGCTAAAGAGAACAAGCGCCGCGCAGGAAAGAAAGAGAACCAGAAGTAATGGCTACTCCAGCTAAAAAAGTATCAAAGCCTGCTGTAAAGCCGGCTTCTAAAAAAGTAGCTGCTAAGCCAGCTGCTAGGCCAGCTGTTAAGCCAGCTACTAAACCGGCTGTTAAACCCGCTGCTAAAGAAAAGTACAATCCTAAAGCAGCTATTTGGGGTTGCTACGGGTGCGGTCACGCAAATGCTCCGGAAGAAAAAACATGCTGGGATTGCGAAACTAGCCACCCAGGACAGATGAGATGGCTTGACCCTTCAACAGGTGAAACTGCTTCTGGAAAACAAATTGCTGCTGCGCCTAAGTCTTTGAGAGACAGAGTATCTGCTGCATACAAAGACTAGCAGTAAAAATAATTCAGTTTAGATAAGAAATCTGAAACAACTAACGCCATACTTAGTAATATGGCGTTCCGATCAAACGTCTTTAATTAATCTCTAGAGAAAGTACATATTCATGTCAAACAACCTAGGTGACTTCCAGGACAGCGGTACGCTAGTCCAAAACACCAATGCAATTGTTAGCGGTGCTACTACAAGCAGCACAACCGTTGTAATTGCCGCAGCTAACCCTTATATCTTCGTCGGCCAGACCGTAACCGGTTTTGGTATCCAGAACGCTAACGGTATTATCGGTGCTACTAAGGTCACAGCAATTAGCGCTGATGGTCTAACCCTTACCCTAAGCAACCCTGCAACCCTAGTAGACAAGACAGCTCTTGTTTTCTTATCAGTCTACGCTCCACTTGTAACAACTACAGTTAACGGTGCTATTTCAAGTGCTACTCAGTCAGTAACTATTGTTGCTAACACCCTAATCGCTGCTGGTCAGATTGTTTCTGGTGTCGGTATCAACGCAGCTACCGCTACAACTCCAAACACTGTAAATAACATTGGTACAACCACTGCCCTAGTTCTTAGTGCCCCTACTTCTGCAGCAGTTGCAGACAAGGCTGTTCTAGTGTTCTGGTCACTTGCTAACGCTAACATCGGTACTGACTTTGTATGGGGTAACTATGCAATCCAGCCAAACGATGACCGTGCAACTACTCCTGCTGGTAACTATGCAACCACTGGTGTTCAGTCTGTAACTATCTCCGGCGCAACTAGCGATGGTAAGTTGACTACTTACACAACCTCAGCTGCTCACGGTCTTGTTGTAGGTCAGGTTATTAGCACAGGTATCTACGCTATCGGCGGTACAGTTGCTTCTCCAACAGCTGGTACAACAGTATCAAATACCACAGGTACTTCTACTTCAGTAACTCTTGCTGCAACTACTGTTACAGCTGACACTACTCAGAAGACTGTTACTCTAACCACTTCTGCTGCTCACAACATTAGTGTTGGTGAAACTGTACTTATCTCCGGTGGTTTGACTACTGCTGCTGTTTACAACGGTACTTTCGTAGCTTTGGCTGGTACAACAGGTTCTACACTAGTAGTTGCTAACGCTACTGCTGCTGTTGCATCTCCTGCTAACTCGACTACTGCTTGTACACTGACTGTTTACCACTTCGATGTTAACCAGCTTCCAATCGTATCTGTTCCTTCAACAACTACATTTACAGTTGCTCAGGCACTTTCTAACATCGGTTCAGTTGCTCCTACAGGTAAGACTGCATCGCTAGAGGTTACTTTAGACTCAAGCTGGTCAGCTACTACTAAGCAGCAGAGCTCTCGTCTATCTGCTACTTCAATCAGCAATACTATCAACGGAAACGCTTACTCTACTCCTGTTTATGATGGCGTTCTTACTGACGCAGGTTTCTACGGATTCCCTAACTTCAACACCGGTAAGTACTCAGCGTCTGCTGCTACTGTTGGTGGAAGCACAGGTAACTCATATATCGTAGTAACTTGCCCAAATAACTTTGCTGAAGTACTAACTCTAGGTACTAGCACAGTTAACGTAACTGGTTTCAACAACTCTGCGCTAACCACAGCATTGACAGGTGCAACAGTTATCTCAGCTACTTCAGACTACTTTGTAGTTGCAGGTACTAACGCACTTCTAGGTACAACCGTAACTGGTACTGCACTTGTGCAGGTTGTCGGTTGGGGTGTTGCTAACTACAACGTAACTGCCGTTACTGTTGATGGTACTACTAACACCACTTACATCTACACTGCACAGAACAACTTGCAGAAGGGTGACAAGGTCACAGTAACTGGTTTGGTAAGCAACGCTACGTTGTCGCCAAACGTAAGCAACGTAACCGTGGCTTCTGCTACAGCTACTAGCTTTACAGTAACTGGTCAGACTGCGTCAACACTTAACTACGCTCTGACAGGTCAGACTGGTAAGGTTGAATACTACGCTGCTTTGGCTAACGTAGACGGCGCTTACTCAGCTGGTACTTTCGGTTACCTAGTTCCTAACGTAATTGGTAAGTATGACGCTGTGGCAAACGACGCTCTAAAGGACCGTGGTTTTGTACAGAGCGCTGGTTCAACTACATCATCAAGCTCTAACGCAGTTGGTGTAAGCTCTGTTGCTCGTACCGCTGGTAGCACCTTGGCTGTTCTTACAAACAGCACAAGCACGGACTTTACCAACATCGTTGTAGGTGACGTTCTAACCGTTTCTAGCTCGTCACTTGCAGGTCTTGTGAACGCTCTTGACTACCAGGTTGTAGCCAAGATTGACGCTAAAAACATCGTGGTTAACTCAGGTTCTAGCGCTGTGCTTTCATCAGGTACGCTAACCCTAACCCCTCGCGTAGGTACTGTACACACTCAGCAGTATGCTGCTGGTACGTCACAGACTGCTACTGCAATCACTACTGGTCTCTGGGCCTAGTAGTAATTGGAAAGCCCCGGTCTTTTGGCCGGGGTTTTCTTATTTAAACTGATAAACTCATTAAAAAGAATTAGGATTTAATCATGGCTAATGAAAATGTTGAAGGCTCTGCCGCTAGAAATTTAGCTGGCGGGGGCAAGTACTCAGGCGACCATGTAAGAGGTCTTGCTCGTGACGTTCTTTGGAATCGTATCTTTAACGGTCCTGGTAAACGCAATAAAGAAGCTAAAGCTGGTGCAACCGGTATGACCGCTGAGGACTGGGAAAACCTTTCTATATTCAAAGAGAAAGAGCACGCCCTGGGCCAAGACGCAGCTAATAACGACCTCGGTAGAGCAATGATGCACCTTGAAAGCGTAAACGCTAATACTCCAACGGGCCGTGCACTAAGCGCCTCTTCATATGACCGCTCCAAAGGCGCGTACTCTGTTAGATTTACTTCTAATCCAACTAGAAGTACTGGAACTGGCGTGGCTGCTTCTCAGGCTGAAGGTAGACAAACTGCTGGTAATAAAGGAACTACTGGTAAAGGCGCTAAAGCTGGTAGGGCTGTAGGCGCTGTTATAGGCGGAGCTGTTACTGAAAATCCAGCAGGAGCTGCGGTTGGAGCAAAGCTTGGTGAAAAAGTCGGCGATGCTATTGAAAAGAAGATAACCGGTAGAAAGCCTAGGAACACCGCTGCTTCTACAACTAAACCTACAACTAAAACGACAACTACTCCTCGCACGCGTACCGCAAGACCTAGGCCTTCTGATTTTTCTGCTCCAGATACTACCACTGGTCCTCAGTTTAGAGATGACCCAACTGAGTATGTTCCTAGAGAAACAACTCCTTTGAACCGCCCTGCACAGGTTGCAGCTAAGGGTAAAACAGTAAAGTAATCCATGCCTAGCTTAAAAGTAGACATACGCCGTAAAAACGGCCTAAGAGCCCTTAAAGGGGCTACTACGTCTACTGACCCGTATGAGAGAGATGAACGCCCTGTAGGGCGCTCCAGAGAGTTTACAGACGCACTTCTGCGCTCTGGAGACAGCGTTATATCCGGCATACCTACTCACATGAAAGAATGGGGAAGATGGCGGACCTAAAAAGAACTAAAGAGTTTAAAAAAGCGGCTGTTTATAAAGCCGTAAAGATAAATGATCCGCGCTTCGGTACTCGAAAAATACATTTGAATCAATCGGAAAAGCCAACCACTTTTTCATATGCTAACCCTGGCCGTAACTGGTGGGGCTATAACTAATAGGAATCTATGACTACCGACCAATTAATTGCCCTATTGTCTGCGCTTTGTGCATTTCTTAGCCTAGGTGGATTTATAGTTTCTCGCCTTGTTAAGGGATATACCAGCGAGATAGTTAGTAGCCTTGTAAAAGACTATTTATCAGAACTTAAGCCAAATCATGGCTCATCTCTTAGAGACGACATCGTCTGCATAAAGACTGATTTGACTGAGCTTAAGCTAGATGTGGCTACATTAGAAGGTAAGTTTAGTCAGCACATCAAAGAGAATAATATTTAAATCTGTTATTATTAGTTAATGCGCATAACTAATCACCAGGCTTATCAAGCCCATCCAGTACCAAAACATGTTTATTACGCAGAGGGCGAAGACCTGCCTCTGGACTATGAGATTTTACAGGAACCTGAGCAGGTTTTTGAAGAAGATGACGATAACTTTGATGACTATGAGGATGAAGATTAATGGCAAATAAAGGCAATAATCCTTGGGCTAATCAAAGAAAAAAGGATGCGCAAACTAAAAATACTGAGTATTGGTTAGATGTGCTAGCTGGAGAAGAAAATCCAGATCTTGAAATACCTAAAGATGAAAACTTTGAAGTAGAGCAAAAAGAAAAAGAGCAGGATAGTTTTCCGTCTTTAATGACCACTATCTCTACTAATCCAGAGCGCCCTAGAACTCTTAAAGCCGGATATGATTTTCAAAACGAAAATCTAATAGTAATTTTTAGAGACGGTACCTGGTGGGAGTACAGAGGTGTTCCTGTGTATATGTGGTATGATTTTCTTTCAGCAGAATCTAAAGGCAGGTTTTTAAGAGAATCTGGGCTAGACCACTGGTCAGATATGGGCCCAGTAGACATTAACTCAATGCCTAAACATAGAAGAGTTCAGATGAGTAACATTAAAGAGTTTTCAGACCGTATGTACCTAGGAGCTAAGGAATAAGACGTGAAATCAGTCGGATCACTATACGTTGATACTATTAAATTAAAACACCCTATTACCCCAGTATTTGAGTGGGGCTGGAGCCAGGAAACAGAGCATCCATACCGTGCAAGTAAAGTGTGTGTTGTACTTTGGGTACCTTTCATTAAGCGAGGCTATGCCATTGGTCTATGGGGTAATCCTATTGATGAAGACGAAGCCCTTGGTAAAGTACTACGCCAGCTAGATACTCCTAGCGAGGAGATTAAGAAATGGTAAGTTTTAAGAAGAAAAAATGGGATAAGCCATTTCCTGAAAAAATTGCTAAAAGAGTAGCCCGCATCGGCACTATAGATTTGACTATGTGGGCAGACCAGTCTTTATATGAGCTTGGTCGATTACTCAGTATTTACGAAAAAACCCGTACCCCAGAAGCTATGAAAGAGCTAATAACTGGTGTGGAAGCTTTACACGCTGTGGTAGAAGAGCTAAATAGAAGAACTAATATTACCTTATAAGGTTTAATATTTATTTATGGTATCATGAGTATGCCAACCTTCCTTCTCTCCCGTGTGGCACTTAGTAGCCCTGAGTCATATTGGCTCAGGGCTACTTTAATCTAAGGCGATATATGAATGACAATGAAGAGTACTATGACGATGAACTCGATGAATATGAGGACTCTGTTGATAGTGAGTTTGAGCCGTATGACGATGGCTTAGATGAATTATCTCGTGAATTTGTAGACCAATTAATTGATAAAATTATGGTTTTTATGCACGCTCTTATTGGACATGAACTACGCACTTATCAAAAGCCTTTAGCACGCCGTATCATCGAATCTGTGGTTATCAATGAGGGTGAAGAAATTACCGCACTGGCTTCTCGTCAGTCCGGTAAGTCTGAGACTGTAGCCGATACCGTAGCCGCTCTTATGGTTATTCTTCCTAGGCTCGCCAAGATGTACCCTGACCTACTAGGTCGTTTCAAAGACGGACTGTGGGTAGGCTTATTCGCCCCTGTAGAAAGCCAGGCAGAAACTCTATTTAGTCGTGTCATTACTCGCCTTACAAGTGAACACGCTCTAGCTGTGCTTGAAGACCCTGAGATTGACGATGAGGCTAAGAAGGTTGCTGGTGTTACCAAGCAGGTTAAACTTCTTAACTCTGGCTCATCAGTAATGATGATGACTGCCAACCCTAGAGCCAAAATTGAGTCTAAGACTTTCCATCTTATCGTTATTGATGAGTGTCAGGAAGCGGATGACTTTATCGTAGCTAAGTCTATCGGTCCTATGCTTGCGTCTACAAACGGTACTATGGTAAAAACCGGTACCCCTACTACACATAAAAACAATTTCTATCGCGCAATCCAACTCAACAAACGCCGTGCTACTGGCCGAGGCGGAAAGCAAAATCACTTTCAGTGGGACTGGCGCGATGTCGCTAAGGTAAGCGAAGAGTACGGTAAGTTCGTTCGTAAAGAGATGCTCCGTATCGGCGAGGACTCTGACGAGTTCCAGATGGCCTATAACTGTAAGTGGCTTCTAGAACGCGGTATGTTTGTGTCATCTACCGTCATGGATGAGCTAGGCGATACATCCATGAAGACTATAAAGGCCTGGCACCGTACCCCAGTTATCGTAGGTATTGACCCTGCCCGTAAAATGGACTCGACAGTAGTAACTGTTATTTGGGTGGACTGGGATAGGCCCGATGAGTTTGGTTACTATGACCACCGCGTGTTTAACTGGCTAGAGATTCAAAATGATGACTGGGAAGACCAGTACTTTCAAATCGTTAACTTCCTAGAAAACTATAACGTCCTGTATGTTGGCGTAGATGCCAATGGTGTTGGGGATGCAGTAGCTCAACGTCTACGTTTATTGTTGCCTAGAGCCGAGGTTATTTCTGTAAGCAGTAGCCAGCAAGAGCAGTCTAAACGTTGGAAGCACTTAAAGACCTTGATTGAACGCCGCCTTATCGGGTGGCCTGCTCACGCTGAAACTCGTAGGTCTAGGTCATGGAAGCGTTTTTATCAGCAAATGACTGACCTAGAGATTAAGTTCCAGGGTCCTAATTTCCTAGCCCATGCGCCTGAAGAAGCCCATGCTCACGATGACTATGCTGATAGTTTGGCTATTGCAGTAAGCTTAACGCTAGATCTTACGATGCCTTCTGTAGAAGTAAGTTCTTCACCATTTTTTAGATAAATCACGTTTATCCTGCGGATTATTGTATTTAGTATAAAACTTATATAGAGGCCCTCAACCTTTATTAGGAGATATTAATGTCAATTGCACCAGACCCACAGTTCCCGGAACGCGCACCTATTGCTTACGACCGTAAGGTAGCATCTGCACTTCCTGGCCAGCGCGGACCTCTTCGTTTCGAAGAAGGTATCGGCACTGACACAGACGTACCAAACGAGTTCATGCTCGGAGCTCAGCAGGGGTACACCCCGGCTGCAGGTCGTCCAAACCGTAACGCCCCTGTACACACTAAGACTGCAGAAGAGACTATGGGCGAACGTGCTCACGTTGGCTCAGCTGCATGGGTAGAAGCACAGGATTACCTAAGCGAGTTCTCAGGCGCAGCCTTCGAGGACCACGGCTCAAACGTCATTGAAGAAGTTTTCCGCAATGGCTCACGTCAGCAGCACCCGAACCCAGCACAGGTTCAGGACTAGGTTCTAGCGCTTAACCCCGTCTGTCCTAATAGATGGGCGGGGTTAAGCTTCTTATAAGGCGGTGAATTATGGCTCTGATTAAGGGTCAAGAAGTAAAAGAGACTCCCCATCAATACCCCGCTAATCCTCGTCTCTGGAACTTAATCACTACTCAAGCCAAAACTCGTTTTGCTAAATATCCTTCTCCTGCTGCGGCTCACTGGGTTCACACCAAGTATATTCAGCTAGGCGGTCAGTTCGTTGACCGTGAAAAAGACGTTGACCCTCGTATGCGCGACAGGGCTCAAGAAGCTATGGATAAAAAAGAAGAAGCGCAAAAGTCTGCCGTACGAAAAGATGTACAAAAAAAGGTGACTAAAAAAGTTACCCGCCCTATTGCTAAATAGTAATACTCTAAAAAATAATTCTATTTTGCGGTACACTATTAGTACTTACGCTAATTTAACCGGAAGCTCTTTATAGATGTCAATTGACTTTTCACCCCCGTCATATAGAGCCGCATCTTCTGACCTTGCTATTAGCATCTCTCCACTTGGGCTTGTAGAACTTGCGGATGAAGAGTTTGAGGTTCACGGTCCTCGCCTAAACCGTTACAGCCTTAACTGGGCGATGTACCTAGGTCACCACACTTCTTATCGTCGCCAAGCCGGTGAACCTTCAGTTGTCCTTAATTATTACCGTGCTATTACGGACTTTATTATTAACTTCACATTTAGCAAGGGTGTTCAGTTCCGTAGCGCTAAGGCTAACGAGGCAATTGTCCCACAGCTTCTAGAGCGTGTTTGGGAAGTAGATAATAATAAGGCTACTGTACTTTGGGAAATCGGTCAGCAGGGCGGTGTTTCTGGAGACTGTTTTATTAAAGTAGCTTACGAAGAAGGCTACGAAGACCCTGCCGGAGGTATCCATCCAGGCCGTGTTCGTATCCTGCCTCTTAACTCCTCATTTGCTTTCCCAGAGTTTCACCCTCACGACCGCGAGCGTTTAATCAGATTTAAACTTAAGTACCGTTTCTGGGGAACTTCTTTAGAAGGAACTCGCCAGGTTTACACCTATACTGAGATTCTCACAGAAGACACAATTGAAGAATACATCAACGATGAGATGGTGGATTCAAGACCTAATCCATTGGGCATGATCCCTATCGTTCATATCCCTAACGTTCGTGTATCCGGTTCTCCTTGGGGCCTATCTGACTGTAACGAAATTATTAGCATTAACCGCGTCTACAATGAGACTGCTACAGACATCGCTGACATTATTAACTACCACGCTGCCCCTGTAACTGTTATTATCGGTGCTAAGGCTAGCCAGTTGGAAAAGGGCGCTAACAAAGTATGGGGTGGACTACCTAAAGACGCTAAGGTAGAGAATCTTGAAGGCGGAGGCCAGGGACTAAAAGGCGCTATGGACTTTATGGCACAGCTTAAAAAAGCTATGCACGAAATGACAGGTGTTCCTGAGACTGCTCTTGGACAAGCTCAGGCTATTTCTAACACATCTGGTGTTGCTCTTTCTATCCAGTTCCAGCCTTTGATGAACCGCTATCACCAAAAGATTGTGCAGTATGCTCACGGACTAGAAAGAGTTAATGAACTTGTACTACGCACTTTGGCATTTAAAGAACCAGAGACTTTTGCGATAAATCCTGACCTGGATGTTATGCCTAAGCCAGACCAGGTTATTGAACTTGACCCAGCAGACCCAGAGACTTATCGCACATATGCTCATTTTCCTCCACCGCTCCCTCTTGACAAGCTAATTGTATTGAACGAAATTCAGTCATTGCTATCTCTAGGACTACAGTCTAAAGAAGGCGCTTTGCGTGACCTTGGTGAAGAGTTCCCTGCATCTAAGCTTGACGAAATACGTAGAGAACTTATTGACGACGCAGTTGCCGATGGCGCTTTGCGTCTTGTACAGACTGAAATTGACCAAGACATTATGTCTATGACAGGCCAGATGGCTCCGCCTGACGGAACCAGTGCTGGTGGTGGAGCTGCTCCTGGAGCCGCTGGCGCTGCTGCCGCAGGCGCTATACCTGCCGCTCCTGCTCCAGTGCTTGACCCAAACACCATGGATAAGCTAGCTCTAGGTGAATCAGAACTTAGAAACCGCTTAGTAACAGAAGCTTACGGAACTAAACTTCCGCAAAGAAATGTCCCGCAAGATTATGAAAAATAATTACCATTTAGCGTGACAAAATAAAGATATCGAGTAAAACTTGATATTAGAACACATCGAGTGGCTATACGTGATACGTGTCTAAGACACATTTGAAGAACGCCCCCTAGAAAATAAGGATATACATTGAGTACAGCAGAAACATCACCGAATGCTGAAGCCTTCCAGGCAGAAGCAGGAGTAGCTCCAACAGTAGCAACGCCTGACGCTGATGCGTCAATTGCTACGTCAGTGTCTTCAACCGAAGCGCCTGCAACACCTAGTCGAGTCTATACAGACGATGACCTAGCTAAAGTTCGCGCTCAGGAAAAAGACAAACTTTACCCTCAAATCGATTCACTAAAAGCTGAACTTGCAGAGATTAAACGTCAACGCGATGAAGAGCTTGCAGCGAAACGTGCGGAAGAAGAGGCTCGTGCCGCTGAAGAGCGTGCAAAAGCCGAAGCTGATATGGACGTTCGTGACCTTCTAAAACAGAAGGAAGCTGAATGGCAGGAGCAATTGGAGCGTGAGCGTCAAGAACGCGAACGCGCATTTGCACTATGGGAGCGCGAAAAGAACTACGCTGAACTTACCAGTTACAAGCAGCAAGTGCTTGAAGCTGAGCGGGATAATATTATGCCCGAGTTGTTAGACCTTCTAAAGGGCGAAACCCCTGAAGAAATTAATGCGAGTGTAGCGGACCTAAAAGAACGCTCTGCTCGTATCCTTGATTCGGCACAGGCAGCAATGCAGAATGCCCGCAAGGAAATGACGGGTAGTCGGGTAACCGCACCACCCACCGGACCATTGGATATTAATTCGGAGCAACGTACGCTTACGGCACAAGAAATTGCTGCCATGCCGATGAATGAATACGCACAATATCGTCAACGTCTATTGAGTGACAAAGCTCGTGGACGCGGACAGGGTTTGTTCGGGAACCCATAAAACCAAAAAGTCAAAATTCTATTTAGGAGCCCACACAAATGGCATCAGGTATTACGGGTACCGGCAATCTAGCTGCCGCCCCAACCTCGTACTCAGGTACAAACACCCAGCTAACTCAGGCGATTCAGCAAATCTGGTCAAAGGAAATCCTTTTCCAGGCTATGCCGATTCTTCGCTTCGAGCAGTTCGCAGTTAAGAAGACAGAACTTGGTGTCGCACCGGGTCTTCAGATTAACTTCCTGCGTTACAACAACCTCGGATTTGCTTCGGCACTTGTTGAAGGTGTACGTATGCAGACCAACGCTCTGACTGCACAGCAGTTCTCAATCACCGTTTCAGAGCACGGATACGCACTTGCAGTTTCAGAGCTATTGCTAAACGCATCTTTCGATGACGTTATGGCATCTGCTTCTCGTCTGCTTGGTCGTAACATGGCCCTTTACCTAGACAAGCTAAGCCGCGACACCCTTTACGGTGCGACTTCTCAGGTTTGGGGTGAAGACCGTACCAACATGACCGCTATCACTAACGGTACTGGTAACTTCAACCAGTACGGTTACGGTACTAACGGTTCAAGCAACGCTGGTATGACAGGTAACTACTTCTTGACTCCACGTACCGTTAAGGACGTAGTAGAGAACCTAGCGACCAAGAACATTCCAAGGCTTGGAGAAACTTACGTTGCCTTCGTTCACCCTCACCAGTCACGTCGTCTACGCGACACTGCTGAGTTCATCGAAGTAACTAAGTACGCTGCTCCTGGTAACTTCATGCTAGGTGAAATCGGTCGTCTATACGACACCGTATTCATCGAGACTACTCAGGTCCGTAAGGTCACCAACGGTGCAGGTACTAACTGGACAGTTGACACAGCGGTTTCTAACCCAGTTCCAGCTGCTGGTGGAGGTTATGTAAGCCCTTCTGAGTGGACTGGTAACGGTTCATCTGACCGCTACGACGCTATCTTCATTGGAGATAACGCATTCGGTCACGCTATTTCACTTCCTGTTGAGCTACGTGACGGTGGTATTCTAGACTTCGGTCGTGAACACGCACTAGCATGGTACTCAATCTTCGGTCTAGGTCTAATCACTGACCAGGCTGTGATTGTAGCTTCAACCAACTAATTGTGACAGGGGGGTCAGCAATGGCCCCCCTTTTACAGCCCCCCGCAATACCGAGACACTAATTAGGAGAATACCCCGTGGCAACACAAAAGAAACCGGCTGACTTTACAGGTCGCCAAAGAGATGCCCTTGTCGCACAGCAGATTGAGGACCAAGCAGCTCGCGCAAGCGAACTAGCTATGGCTACCGCAGAGGCTGCTCGTAAAGTAGAGACTGAAGTCATCGACGCTACTAAGCCTAATCAAGCACAGCCAATCCTGCTTGACCAGGTTGTAAAGAGCGAAGATAAGGCTGCAACAGTCACTATCAGAATCTCGGACGATATCGAAGGTATGACTTTCGGTCCTGGAAACTATTACACCTTTAAGGCTGGACAGAAGTATGAAGTTACTCCTGAACTAGCAGCTCACTTGGAGCTAAAGGGTTACGTATCCGCGAGATACTAAAAACTACTTCAGACGGGGCAGCGGGCTATTATGCCCGCTGTTTCGTTTATCCAGACTTTTTGTACGTTCTAAGTCATTATAGAAATGACTACTTTTGTTAGGTTGGGCTTAATATGGCAACTCTTACAGACCTCATTACTAAGGTCCGTACTGAAATTAACGACCAGGCAAAACAATTTACTAAGACTTTTACTGGCGATGGTGTTACCACTACTTTTAATTTAGGGGTTAAACCAGTTGACTCTTCAACTCTTTTAGTTAAAGACAACACCACTACTCTTCTTAATCCAGCTGACTACACAATAGAAACTGTTTATGGAGTTATCCATACAACTACAGCTCCTGCATCTGGTCATACATTAAGCGTAAATGGAAATGTGTGGCGTTATTTTTCAGATGCTGAGATTACAGACTTTGTTAATACCGCTCTTTTACAGCACACTAATAACCGCACAGATGCCTTTGGAAGCGCTATAACTATCTCTACCCTACCTGAGATTGAAGTTTATCCATTGACCATCCTATCGGTCGTAGAAGCCCTATATGCCCTAGCTACGGACGCGTCCTTTGACATCAATATTAGCGCCCCAGATGGTGTTACTATCCCTCGTAGCCAGCGATTTAGTCAAATAAGTGCTTTAATCAATCAGCGTATGGAAAACTATAAGAGCATTTGTGCCGCTCTTAACATTGGTCTATGGCGCATCGAGATTGGAACTCTACGCAGAGTGAGTCGTACTACTAATAAGCTTGTTCCAGTTTATGTTCCTCAAGAAATTGATGACTCAAGTAGTCCGGACAGAGTTTACTTGCAAAATGACTTAAATGGATATGCTCCAATTGCATCCACAGCAACCACTCTAGACTTGAAGGCTTACCAGGGTGACACGTTTACCCAGACTATTACGCTTCCATCTACAGTTGGATTTACAACTTCTGCTAGCGTAACGGCTAACGTAGCGGCAAATACAAATATAACTATCCCTGCAAATACTAATATCACTGTAGGCATGAATGTTACCGCAAGCGGAGGAACTGTTACCACCTTCCCTGCTGGAGTAACTGTGACTAAGATAGTTAACTCTACAACTATTTGGCTAAGCGCTGCGGTAAATGTTTCAGGAACTACTTTGACATTTATTAACCAGACTCTAGCTGCTCAAGTTAGAACTTACCCAGGCTCTCCTACCCTCTGGGCAACATTTACTATTGCTATCGTTGACCCAGTAGCTAGAACTGTTAGTTTGACTCTGCCAAGCGCAGCAACTACTTCACTACCTGTTAGAACGTTCTGGGATATCCAAGGAACATCTACCACTAATCAGGCTGTTACTACTTACTTTAAAGGCCAAATCTTTACCACGCAGCAAGTCACGATTGTATAGTTCACGCTCTATTAGTCGTGGTTTTCCCGTAAAATAAAACCAGGTTCATGCTTTAACCAAATTTAGGAATGTAAAATGACCGTAAATAATCCTCAGTTAGACCCTACCAATAAGCTACGCGTTACGCAGCCACAGGCTCTAATCGATACAGACTTTGAATATGGTACTCAGGTATCTAAGTGGGAGAACGTTGCTCTTACTAATAACCGCCCATTTGTTTACCCTAGCTCAGCTTTAGCTATTACTAACGTAGCTATTGACGCTACTGACCCTACTCAAATTAACGTGACTAGCACGGCTAACCCAGGCGTTAACTCCGTGGTAATTGTAAACGATACGCTTTTAGTAGCGGCTAATGGTACTTTCGTAGTAACTGCTAGCTCTGGTTCTGCTTTCTCTTACAAAATGAAAACCGCTGGTACTACAAGCCAGGTTATTTATGACGCAAATAAGACCGGTATATCTAAAGGCGCTTTGTACACAGGCGCTCAAATTGGTGGAGATCTTGCCCAAACTGCTTTTTCACTAGCTCCATTTGATGGTTCTACACCAATCACAGTAACTACTACAGTACCTCACGGCCTTTCTATTGGAAATGAAATTGCAGTCACAGCTACAGGTGCAACAGCTGGAGTTACAGGGTCCTTCTTAGTTAGCCGTGTAAATAGCGCTACCCAGTTTACTTACAATGCAAGGGTTACCGTTGGCTCACTTGGTACCTTTACTGATGGCCGTATTTATGTTCGCCCACAGGCCCAGTTCTTACACCGTCCTTATGATGGCGGTGTTATCTTTACAAGTAACGGTCAGTCATCTTGGCAGTCAGCTGCTCGTCAGACTCGTCGTTACTTCCGCTATCAGTCAGGTAAGGGTATTCAGATTTCATCTGGAACTATTTTAAAGCCTAATTTCCAAGCAGATACTTTGATTTATACTCAAGCAACTGGTTTGATCACGGTTACTACAAAAGACCAGCACAATCTACAGACCGTACCGCCTGACGCTACTGTGACTATTTATGGCGCTAATGAGTCTGGTTTTAATGGTACTTTCCAAATTACCAGCGTTACTTCTGGTAATACGTTTACTGTAACTCCAGTAGCTAACGCCTTTAGCGCAGACACTACCGCGTCTGGAAACTTTTATGTTTCTACATCAGGTTGGTGGGGGGCTAGAAACCGCTTGGGTATCTTTGACCAACAGAACGGTTTATTTTTTGAGTTTGATGGCCAACAGCTATATGCTGTTCGCCGTAACTCAACTTACCAGATTGCTGGTCGTGTAGACGTCACTAACGGTAGCACCAACGTTACTGCTAGCACTGCGGCAGGTAACGCGTTTATTGGAACATTATTCTCTAAGCAACTTACTCCAGGTGACTTTATCGTTATTAAAGGTCAATCATATCGTGTAGAAGGAATTACCTCTGATACATCTATGATTATTTCTCCAGCGTATCGTGGTACAACCGCTACTGCAATTATGGTATCAAAGACCGTAGACACCCGTGTTCCACAATCACAGTGGAACCTTGACAAAATGGATGGAAGCGGACCTAGCGGAACTAACGGTAGCAGCCTTACCTCTCCTTCAGGCTACACAATTGACTTAACCAGGATGCAAATGTTCTACATCGACTTCTCTTGGTACGGTGCCGGATTCGTTCGTTGGGGCCTTCGTGGCACCGATGGTGACGTAACTTATGTCCACAAAATGCAAAACAACAACGTAAACGCTGAAGCATATATGCGTTCTGGTAACTTGCCTGGTCGTTATGAAAGCGCAACTATTCCTCCAGTAACTACCGCTACCGCAAGCATTAGTTCTACTGACCTTGTAATTAACGTTGCAGACACTAGCCAGTTCCCATCAACTGGTGTTTTGCAAATTAAACAATACACAAGCGCGACTGCTGCAAAAATTGAGCACGTTTACTATTCAAGTAAAACTGCTACAAAGTTTATTATCCCAGCGTATAGCGGAACGGTTAATACTTCACTAGGCCGTGCTGGCGCAGGCGCTACTTTTACAACTACTACATTCGGTTCAGGAGCTACCGCTAACCGAATTACAGTAAGCCCTGCTTCTAGCTTGTCAACTGTTCAAATTGGTATGCGCTTGCAATCAGTAGGAAATACTACGGGCGGTACTGTAAACGCCTTTACTGATGCTACCTACATTACTAACTTAGACACAGTAAATGGTTACGTTTACACTAGCCAAACTCCTTTGGTTACTACAGCTAATACCAAGGTTACAGCTCTAAGTATGAGTGCAAGCACCCCTCAGGCATTTACTTATTCATCTACTCAGCCTATTGCAGTTGAATTGGCTTACCCTACTTTGGCCCCTACAATCAGCCACTGGGGTACTTCGGTAATCATGGATGGTCGTTTTGATGATGACAAGTCTTTGCTATTTACCTACGGTCAAACAGCAAAGACTACAATTGCGGCATCTGCAACTAACGCTCTTATGTCCATCCGTATCGCTCCTTCTGTGGATAACGGTACAATTGGTGCGTTTGGTTCAAGAGAGCTTATTAACCGTATGCAATTGGTTCTTCGTGCCCTAGATATATCACTCCTAACTGCAAACAGTAACATCCTAGTAACAGCTGTGCTTAACGGTGTACCAGGTTCTGCTGTGGCATGGTCAGGAATTGGTACTCCAACATCAAGCCTTGCACAAATCGCAGACTATGCAGGAACTACAGTTACAGCTACTGGTGGTGAAACTACTGGTGGATTCTTTGTATCTACCACTGCCAGCGTTGATTTATCCCTAGTTCGTGACTTAGGTAACGCAGTACTTGGTGGAGGAAGCACTAACTCTAACACCGGTATTTACCCAGATGGACCAGATACGCTGACTATTTTGGTTAAGAACCTAAGCACAACTGCTAGTGTTGACGTAGTAGGCCGTCTATCTTGGACCGAAGCTCAGGCTTAATATATGCGTTCCTACAACGTTGGTGGTAGGTTTGATTCTGACTTTGAGTCCGATCAAATCAGCGATGGCATATCTGCCGACCTCACCAACACTGTAGGAACCACAGCTGAGTGGTGGAAGTTTGATGCTACCAACTCTGTAAAAGATACTATCTATGACGTTGAGCCTATTGGCACTGGCCGTGTTTGGATAGGTCCAGCTATTATTCCTGTAATCCGTGCTACGGTAACTGAAGGCTCATCGCTTCTTAATGAACGCGGTTTCTACAACGTAGATGCGTTGCACCTTACTCTCAATATTGACGACGTTTACGCAATTTCCCCTGAGCTATTCTACGATAAAGGTTTAGTTAAGACCACAATTGACCTAGTAGATAAGTATAGAATTGTATTTAAGAATCAAGTATTTAGGCCTACTAAGACTCAACCAGCTGGTTTAGTTTCTAATCGCCACACTTTGATTATTGTCGAGTTAACCCAGCTTGCGCCAGATGAGTTAGTAAATGACTCTCAGTTCTTGGCGTACGCCCAACCATAGGAGCTAAAATGGCTAAGAAAAAAGACGGCCTGCCAGAAGTTACTGATTACGGTACGCCTAAGTATCACCCTCAAACTCACATGGGAGTCATTCACGGGTACACCGAAAAAGGTGACCTAGTGGGAGTGACAAAGGCAGCAGACCCTGAAGCAGGTAATCCAGCTGGAAAGCCATGGGACATTATCCGTTTGCACAATGAAATGGATAACATGTCTAAAAAGGGAATTACTCCTAAGTTTAGTCTTGTAGAGCGCCCAAAGACAGAATCCGCAGATGACAAAAGTGCTGAAGCTCGCGCTAAGGGCAGTGCTACTACTCCTATGAATAAAAATAGAGGTGTAGCTAAACCCAAGCCAAAAGCTCCTGCTAAGAAGGCAGCCATTGCTAAAAAGCCTGCTGCTAAAACTGCTGCAAAGCCAGCTGCCAAGAAACCTGTGGCCAAGAAGACTAAGTAATGCCGTTCAAGTCTAAGGACCAAGAAAAGTGGATGTTTGCTAATTATCCACAAATGGCTAAACAATGGGCTGCAGTTACCCCAGATCAAAAAGCTTTACCTAAAAAAGTAAAAAAGAAAAAGAAGAAGAAGAAATGACTATCGATTTACCTTACGCTACCGGAATAGCGCTTATTGTCGGATTAACTATCGTGTCTATTGTGTTTATTATTGCTAAAGCAGTAGTGGCAGTGAAGAGGAAATAATGGCAGATAAACCTGTTTGGGATAAAAAGAATCCTAAGAAGAATCACAAAGACTTAAGCCCTAAACAAGAATCGGCCGCTAAAGCCAGAGCTAAAGCTGCTGGTCGTCCTTACCCTAACCTAGTTGATAATATGGCAGTTGCCAAAAAGGCAAAGAAGAAATAAATGGCTAAGGTAACTGCTGGTGGTCTAAAGCACAACGTCACTAAAAAACAAGAAGACCGTGGTGCCGGTAATAAAGGCGACATCATTGTCGAACAAAATAGCAAGTCTGGCAAAAAAGAACGCATGAACCTTACTAAATTAGCTGGTGCCAAGACTGTTAAGCAAGGCATTAAGGCTACTAAGGCATACCATAAGAAACACCCTAATATTGCAAAAGGAAAAAGAAATGGCTAAAACACCTGCTTGGGAGCGTAAAGAAGGCAAGAACCCTAATGGCGGATTAAACGCCAAGGGCCGTGCTTCTGCTAAAGCTCAGGGCCACAATCTAAAGGCCCCAGTAAAATCTGGCGATAATCCTCGTCGCGCATCTTTCCTTGCTCGTATGGCTGGTAATCCAGGCCCAGAGCGTAAGCCTAATGGCGAACCTACAAGACTTCTACTTAGTCTACAGGCATGGGGAGCTTCCTCAAAAGCTGACGCTAAGAAGAAAGCAGCAGCTATGTCAAAACGACTAGATGCTAAAAAGAAAAAGAAGTAAGGAGCATTATGCCAGAGTGTAAATGCGATAATTGTAAATGTCGAAAGGACCAGCCAAATGGCTAAAGAAAAGATTTGTAGTTGCGGTAAGTGTTCCGCATGTAAGGCTAAGGCTAAGAAGAAAGCTCCTAAGAAAGCTCCTCTAGGCCAGGGCGGTAGATTTAAGGCTATTGAAAAAGAAGCCGCCAAATCTGGCGCAAAAAACCCAGCCGCTGTTGCCGCAGCTGCCGGCATGAAAAAGTACGGCAAAAAGAAAATGGTAAAGCTTGAACAAAAAGGCAAGCGCGACGCTAAGAAAGGCAAATAACCATGGCAATGCACTCAAAGAAGAACGCAGCTAATAAAGGCAAGAACCCTTGGACCGGCTCAAAGGCTGATGAAAAAGCCGATAAGAAAGAAATGCAGGGCATGAGCCCTAAGCAGAAGGCTGCCTTTAAGAAGGGCGACAAGAAGATGGATGCTAAGAACCCATCTAAAAAGGCTGACATGAAGATGGATGCTGCTTTGGCTAAGAAGGTCAAGAAGACTGTTCCTGCTAAAAAGAAGTAAATAAAAAAGTTTAGCCCCCTAACTGGGGGCTTTTCTTTTATCCTATAAGTGACCCCATGCGGGGGTTGATTCAAACTTGCGTTTTACTTTGCGACTCCAATGGAGATTACTATGTCATATCTTGAAAGCCCGAGGGCTCGATAATGACCGCTAAGTTTATAAACGCCTCTGTAACTTCCCTAAAGGGCCTAGACAAGTCCCTTACTACAGAGCTACGCGCCGATGCTGTTAAAGCTGGTTGGCCTGCAAAAGTAGCTAAAAACCTAACTGTAACTGTAGATAAACTGTCTATTCTTATTAAGTACCCTGACGAGTATAACCAGCAGGTAGACGATTTAGAATACGGTACAGAGGATCTTACCCCTAAGCCTATATTTCGCACTTTCTTAAACAAGCACTCTGATTTAATAGATAATCAGGTTTCTGAGTGGTCATTAGACTATTTAATTAATGGAGATATTATCCCATGAGTTTTATCTTAAGTGAGGACCTAGCTCTTAAAACGCTACTTACAGGAATTACTGTAACAGACGACAAGAACGCTAGCCGTGCTGTGGGAGTTTGGTTTGCTAACCCTGACGTGGAATCTCGTAGCCAAAGCTACCCATACATTACTATTGAGCTACTAGATTTTGACCCAGCCGGCTACCGTCAGCATTCTGGTATTTTCGTAGATAATGACCTTCAGGGTACAATAACCCCAGCGTCAGGCACAGACTACATCTATGAGATTCCTATTGCCTGGGACTTAATGTACCAGATTACTACCTATTCTCGTCATCCTAGGCATGACAGAACCATTATTGCTTACCTTTTAAATAAGGTATTTGTATCAAAACGCGGCTATTTGACCGTCCCTAACGACCTGGGAACTGAGTCATCTTATCGCCATTTGATATTAGAAGAGTTCACAAAACGTGATACCATTGAAGATAACCGCAGGTTATATAGAAATGTATTCACTGTAACTGTGAGTAGCGAAGGTACTGTCGCGTCGTACACATCGACTAAGGAAGTATCTACAGTTAAAATTAACGCTGAAATAAACGACATCCCATCTGGCAAACAACCTATCTAATATTTGATAACCCCCTAACTATTATCAAGGAGAAATCTAATGGCGACATATAACCGCCCTGGAGTGTACATCGAAGAAGTCGCAACCACTCCACCAGTACCAGGCACATCTACTGCCTCTGTAGCTACCTTTATGGGCGCGCTAGTTAAAGGCCCACTAGACGCTACTTTGGTAACATCATGGGTACAGTTTACTTCACTGTACGGTGATGTTACAGCTAACTCAGTTGACCCAGATGTCCCAACTGCAGTTTACCTATTTTTTGCAAATGGTGGAAGCCAGTGCTACATTCAGCGTGTAGTTGTAACCATGGCTGCTGTACAGTCTGGTGCAACAACTACTGCTAGCAAGACACTTAACGTAGGTGCTGTATCTAGCCTACTTACTTCTGACGGTGGTGCTTCTGGTTCTATATCTGTAGGTATGTTTATTACCGGTACAGGTATCCCAGCTGGAACTACTGTTACTGCAATTAACTCTCTTGCTCTTACCCTAAGCCAGAACGCCACTGTTCCTGCTAATACTACTTTGACTATTGGTACTCCAATATCATCTTCTGCGATTATTTACGGAAGCACAACTTCTGGAACCACAGCGACACTTGCTATTCAGACCCCTGTTACAAGCACAACTATTGGTACCCAGTCTGTAGTTGGTAGCGCAACAATTGCTACTCAGACACCTACTGGTACTACTAACATCACTATTGCTACCGGTACTCAAGCATTTACTTCAGGTCAATCTGTAACTATTTCAGGTGTTACGCCTGCAGGATACAACGGAACTTGGGTTGTTCAGGCTGGTACAACATCTACAAGCCTTATTGTTGCAATCGGTTCTAACCCAGGAGCTATTACAGTTGCTGGTTCAGTAGCTCCTGCACAAGCTAATATTACTACTGGAACTCAATCATTTACTGCTGGTCAGTTTGTTACTATTGCAGGTGTTACTCCAGCTGGTTACAATGGTACTTGGACTGTGCAAACTGGTACTACTGCAACTAACCTTATTATTAACACTACCTCTAACCCAGGAGCTATTACAGTTGCTGGTGCGGTAGCCCCCGCTGGTCAGACTCTTACTACGTACACTACTAGCTCAGCTCACAATCTAAAGGTTGGTCAGACTGTAGTTATCGGAGGAACTAACCTTGCTCCAACTATTCACGCAGGTAATTTCGTAGTCACTGCTGTCCCATCTGCAACCACTTTCTCTGTAGTAAACCCATTGGCACCTATTGCTCCTATTACAGCTGCAGGTACAGTTACAGTTCCAAACAACTCGGTAACTACTGGAGAACTTGTACTTACCGCTAAGAATCCTGGTGTATGGAGTAACGGTCTATACTACGAAATCTCTAGCTCAACCACTAGCGGAACATACCCAGGTAAGTACTTTAACTTGGCTATCTACTCTGGTGGAACAAGCTCAGGATTTATTGTAGAACGCTTTAGCGACCTTACAATGTTGACTACAGACTCTTCATATGCGCCTACTATTATTAACGCATCATCTTCATACATAATTGCCACAGACCCTAACTCTGCAAACCACGGTTCTGATAAGTTTACCGCCGCAAATAATCCATTATCAGTTGCTTTAACAGCTGTTTCTGGTATTAACTCTGCGACAGTAACTTCAAGCACAACTGTAATTCTTACATCAGACCCTGGTGTAAGCACTGGTATGTATGTTTATGGTAGCGGTATTACTAACGGAACTACAGTATCTACTTACGTACCATCTACTAAGACCGTTACATTAAGCGCTGCTATGTCAATTTCAGCTGGAGCGGTTATCACATTTGTAAATACTCCGCTTACAGGTGGTAGCGATGGAACGACTGTAAACAATACAGCTATTGCTGCTACTGCTTCTTTGGCAAAGTTGGACGTTCTTGCATCTCCACTATTGCTGAACGCTCCTGGTGTTACTGAAGTAACTAACGTAAACAACATGCTTAACTACGCTTATAACCGTAGTGACTGCTTTGTTATCATCGACCCTACTCAGACCACTACTGATAGCGTAAGCCAGCTAGCGCTTGCAAATAACTATACAGGTGGTTCAGGAGGTTCTGCAGCTCTTGGTTTTGGAGCAGTTTACTATCCCAACTTAACAATCCCAAGCCTTACTTCAACAGCTCCTGGAGCAACTTCTACGGCTTATCCAGGTGGTGCAGTTGCAGCTAAGTACGTCACAACTGATGCATCTCGCGGTGTGTTTAAGTCACCTGCTGGTCTAGAAGCTAGATTGGCTGGAGTAGTATCAGTAGCTAAGCTAACTAACACAGAACTGGACTACCTAAACAACGGTAGCAGCAGCACTACGTTTGCTAACGCAACTCCAGTTAATGCTATTCGTTACATTCCAGGCTCTGGAATTGTAGTTATGGGAGCTCGTACTCTTAGCACCTCATATAACAATAAGTATGTTTCAGTTCGTCGTAGCTTGATTCAGCTACGTAGACAACTTACTGATGCTACAGCTTTTGCTGTATTTGAGCCAAATGACCAGCGTCTATGGAACCGCATTAAGACCACATGTGAAGTTAACCTAATTGGCTTCTGGCAGTCAGGTGGTTTGCGTGGAAGTACTCCATCAGATGCGTTCTATGTAAAGTGTGACAGCACCATTAACACTGTATCAAGCATTGCTGCTGGTGAAGTTCACGTTGAAGTCGGTGTGGCTCTACAGCGCCCTGCTGAATTCATTGTAATCCGTATTAGCCAGTACGACAGTGGTTCTGTTGTCACAGTCCTTTAGGAGGAAAAATAAATGGCACAAAGCGCAATTTCACGCTTTTCTAAACTAGCGACTGACCCGTTAAGAAATTTCAGGTTCGTTGTTGATTTTCGCGTAACTGGTGACACAGGTGTACCTGGGTCAGCTCAACCGGGAACTAGCAGCTTCTTGAACTTCAAGGGTGGGTTTACATCAATCGATGGTCTAAACATCAGCACTCAGAGCATCAGCTACCGTGAGGGCGGTATGAACACTACCCTTCACCAAGTTCCTGGTATGACTTCATTCTCACAGATTACTCTTAACCGTGGTGTTATTTTGGGTCAGTCTGAAGGAATCAACTGGATGAAGCAGCTATTTGCAGCTTCAGCTGGTGAAGGTATCCCGGGTGTTGATGGCTCTAGCTTCCGTTGCGACCTAGACATCTACGTACTAGACCACCCAATTACAGGTTCTCCGCTAATTGCTGCTGGAGATATCGTAAGCACCTCAGCCTACAAGATGAAGTTTATTGTGCACAATGCGTTCATCGTAAACCTATCTTACTCAAACCTGAATGCTACAGATAACCAGTTGATGTACGAAACTCTATCTCTAGTACACGAAGGTCTATCAGTGCAGCTAGCTAACTTCGGTTCTAGCGTCTCAGCTACACTGACATAATTTAATAATTAAAATCTGGTAAAATATCTATATCTAATTAGGAGTATAAAATGGCAGACAATTTGACTAACGACCCAGCCGTGTTAGCGGAAGCGGTAAAAGAACTAAATAGTACAGATGATACAAAGATAACTACTTTGTCTCCTTCTAACTCTGATGTTATTTTGCCGGGTGGGTTTATCGCCAAAGATGGTTCTGTAATTAAGTTTGCCGAAGTGCGTGAGCTAAACGGCATTGATGAAGAAGCAATCTCTAAGGCAGGTTCTGTAGGCCGCGCCCTTGCTGCAATGTTGCAGCGAGGCGTGGTATCTATTGGAGCTAATCCAGCAGATAAGAATGACATTGATGGTTTGCTTAGCGGAGACCGTGACGCACTACTACTAGGTATTAGAAGGGTAACTTTCGGAGATACCGTAGAGTTTGAGTTTCCATGTCCTCACTGTAAGACAGACCTAGATGTAATAGTAGACCTGGGTAAGGATATTCCAGTTGTAGAATTGGATGACCCTATTCAAGGCAGAACTTTTACCTATGTTTCAAAAAAGCATGGAGCAATTGTAGTAGGTCTGCCTACAGGTAACGTTCAGAAGAAGCTAGTAGAGAACTCTGACAAGACTGTTTCTGAATTAAATACTATTCTTTTGGCTGGCTGTATTAAAACCATTAATGGTTCTGCATCATTAGGTGCTACCTCAGCTCTAGCACTTGGCATGGTTGACCGCGAGGCAATCGTTGCTGAGATTGTAAAGAACAACCCGGGCCCACGCCTCGGGGAGGTGAAGACGACTTGCGAGGCTTGTGGCGAGGATATTCCTATGCCACTGTCGTTAGCTGACTTGTTTCGTCTATAAAGAAAAAGATTACGAACAACTACTCGACCAATACGAAGTACTATCTCGATCATTTCCTGGCTGGACCCTGTCTGACATAAGAGAGTTGTCCGTAAGAGAACGTAAGAACTGGCTGTCTAGGGCAGCCCGAGGTAAGTAAGGCGAGTACATGGCTGACGTAAAATCCAGTATGAATTTAGGTAGCACAGGTTCTACCTCTAAGTCGTCGCGCCTAGTCGCTGACCTTAAAGATAATTATGTAAAGCTAGACCAAGTTCTTGCTGGCATTGAAAAAAAGTCTAAATCAATTGCGGAAAATCTAAAGAGCGCATTCCCTGGAGGTATGGGCGGAGGCTCAGGCCCAGGTGCTGGAAGTTCTATGAACTTCGTTGATGGCGGAACAGTGCCGGTAGGCGGACGCTCTAATAGCGGATTTGTTCAACAGGCTACCGGAGGTAAGTTTGACTGGAAGGGCGCAGCCGGAACTATGGCTGCCGCTGCTTTTTCTGGAGCCTCAAAGCTAGTTGTTCCTGGCGACTATATAACCAATGACATAGCTAAAAATAGATATTCATTCTTTAATAGCGGTGCTCCAGGAACTAACTCTAGTGCATTTACAGGAATGATGAATGCCGGAACACCTATTAGCAATATGGATGCTACAAATGCTATTATGGCTGGTTCTAGCATGGGATTCATGCCGGGACTAAAAAATTATAGTACTATCAGCAATAGCGCAGCTGGGATATCTAACCTGGTACCTGGTGTAGGTCTTGAAGCTGGTATGAATGCTACTGCAGCACTTAACCAAGGCTCAAGCGTTAATAAGCTTCGTATGATTGGTATTCAAGTCCGTGACAATAACGGATTTATGCGCGGTGTTGAAGACATTGCTAAAGATTTATGGAATACCTTAAATAGAAATAAGACTAGCGGTGGCGGCACTCGTAGCGGCAAAATTACTCAAGAGGACCTGTCTTACTCTTTACAGCCTGGTATGTCTTTGGATATGCTATTAAACCAATATTTTGGTAGCGATGCTGTTTTACGTCAAAGCGTTATTTCATACCTATATCAGTTTGCTTCTCAGGGAACAGGGGCAGTTACTAAAGATACGCTTCAGGCTAGTGGTGCAATGCCTGGAATTTCTGCAAGTATGGGTGCTAGAGAAGCAGCTTCTTATAAGTTTACGGACACCTATACCGACTCCGGTATTCAAGGCATTATGTCGGCTAATGGTGTTATTACGGGAGCAGCTAATTTTCTATCAGATAGTGCAACCGCATTAGGTAAACCTGCAGTCACTGCTGCAACATTTTTAGAGACTATGGGTGGTGCCGGTAATGGCGCTGGAGCTGATATTTTTGGTGGTTTTGGTAAGCTAATACAGGGTAGGAGTTTAAGCACAGCGCTTGAAAAAGCTGGTGGTGCGATTGCATCACGTGCTTTAGAAACATCAGTAGGACTTGCTTATGTGGGAATTACCGCTGCAGCTTTATCTATAATTAATGACGCTATGACAAGCGTTACTGCAGATAAACTTACTCCTTTTCAAAAAGTAGCTTTTGGAGTTAACGTTGCCACCCAAGGTTCCCCTAAAAATGGTGGATTTGGTACCGGTGTTGCCCTTTCTAATTCTGACCTAGGTATTGGTTCTGGTTCCGTAGTGACTATGGACCCATGGAATGATAAGTACGGTGTTACAAGCGGATGGCATGAACACCGTACGTATAAAATAGGAAATAGAAGCATTACTGATATTCACGACGGTGTTGACTACGGTGCTCCTGGAGGAACTCCAATTAATCCAGTAGCTGATGGAATGGTTGTAGCTAATAAATGGGAGCCAGGCGGTAAAGGTAATTACTTAGTAGTTGCACACCGAAATGGTTATCAAACTATCTATGGCCACATGAAAGATAAAAGTGCTTTGCCTACAGGTATGCACGTATCTACTGATACTGTACTAGGTCAAGTAGGTAAAACCGGAGCTGCTACTGGAAATCACTTGCACCTTGGTGTTCAAGATAGTCACGGAAAATTATATAACCCTAATGACTTTTTAAATAATAAACTTCCGGCTATTGGCGGCGGAAGTGGTATGGGTGTAGCTACCTCTGATTACACCAATAATTACGGCGGAGTAACTGTCAACATTAACATGCCTGCTAATGCTGCTATTAATGAAAATACTTTAGCTCAGGAAATTAAACGCGTACTTACTCAAGACGCTAGAATCAAAGAGGCGGTAAGAGCTTAATGGGAAATACTAGTAGCAGTCCTAGCAATAGAGGCGGAGCGGCTTGGAGTACTCCTGCAACTTACGCTTACACATTGGGTAATGCTTACAACTATCCTGACTTTAATATCTCCTCAAGTAACCCGTTGAACTTTGAAGTCCAACCATTTTTATTTGACTTGATAAAAAGAAATGAAGATGTTGTACAACTTTATAAAGCCCCGTACGCTGACGCAAATGGGGACCAGAAAATATATTCTTCTGAGCTTGAAGCCAGCGTAGCTGCCTCTCCTACTCTTTACCACAAAGTAGGAACTCCTGTACACCTTACAAAAAGGGGTACAAATGAAACTTTAGATTTGGCTTATTACTATGTACCTGGCCCTGAAGCTATTAAAAAAACTCCTGAGATTAATAGCGCTCCGGCAGAGGACATCATAATTCCTGCCGGTCCACAAGACCCAAATCAGTATCAATGGAACTTGCCGCCTCACAAGTGGAGCTTGCCGTTTACTCCAGGAACTGATTTGAATAACATGCCTACTGGTCACAGAAAATCTCCGTCTGATGACAGATATCGTAGAGGACGTATTTGGTGGAGAGCTACTGATACCACAATTACTACTACAGATGGCACAGGAAAATCCGTTCCTATTGATAACTCTGATAGAAAATACGGATTCCAATTCCTATGGAATCCTGAAAGTTTTAGCACCGCTGTGTCTGTTCAAATGGACGCAACCCCTCAGGTACAAGATAGATTTGCCTCTACTGTAGGAGCGTTCCCTGCTACTGAGACTATTAGTTTTACTTTAAGAATTGATAGAACAAACGACTTTGCCGCTGCTAATGCGTACTTTAAGAGACCTACTAATATTATTCAGGACACCACTAATAATGGCGCTAATAACTTTATTAGCAATAAAGATACTGCTCGTTTTATTAAGTACTACCAAAACTCTGGAAGTTTTAATAGCGCTTTAATAAAAGATGGTAAAACAATCACAGTTGAGCAGAAGCTGGTTGACTTATTTCAGCGCGGTACCTTAGCCGATATCGAGTACTTGTATAAGGCAATTAACGGTGCTGGCCCAGGCGGAGGCTCTTCTATTGCGGACCGTTGGAAAAATGGTCGTGGAATAGTTACAGCTGATATTGGTTGGCTAATGCCTACCCTATTAAATATTGATATTGGTCCATTAGCCTATGTAGGATATGTGACCGGTATGAGTGTTACCCATATTGGATTCACTCCCGACATGATTCCTATTAGAAGCGATGTGACAGTATCGTTCAACTTGCTTGCGACTGCTGGACTTAACACCACTTCTAATACCGGAGGTACTAAGTAATGCCTATTTATCTTGGCTCTAGATATGAAAAAATGCCAGTTAAGTTCTTTACGTTTAATCCCAATAGAGACCCTGGACCTGTAGTTTACTACGAATTTTCTTCAGTACCTACATCTAAAATGAACTACTCCGTATATCAGTGGAAGACCGGTGACCGCATAGAATCTTTGGCTGCCCAGTTTTATTCTTACCCTACTAAATGGTGGATTATTGCTGACCATAACCCGCAGATTTCTGACTGGTTAAACGTTCCTATTGGCACAGAGATTAGGATTCCGCGTGCCTAGTACAGTTAGTCTACTAGCAGATAACGGCGCAGTTACCTCTGGTTATGCGTCTGTTTATTTTCCTGAAAGCCCTAATGCTCCTAGAAGGGTATATAAAGTTACCCTTCGGCAAGAAGTATTTTCGCATGACTATGCTGATATTTATTTCAGGGACTGGAAAGTAAATCCTTCTACTATTAAACCAATGACTAAAATAGTATTAACTATTAGAAATAAGAAATACCACGGATTTGTTCATAATGTTGAGAATGTTCAGGAGTCCGCTAAGAACTTTACAAAGATTGGTTTCATAGGTGCTTCACACGTATTTAGGCAGTCTAGCCAAAAGATTTATCGTGATGTAACTGCTAGCCAGGTGATTGTTGAGTTGGCAAAGAAGTATAACTTTGCATATAAAGTTACCCCACATAAGAGAGTCTATTCTTCTATTGTTCAAGGTGGCCGAACTGATTGGCAGCTAATGGTAGATTTAGCTAATGAATGTGGTTACTTCTTACGAGCAGAAAACACCGAGATTTACTTTCACCCATTAATGGAAGACTTTAACTACTATATAAATGAAGCTGTAATTTTTGATAAGGGCGACGCTGGATTTAAAGGCAGAAGACCAATCTATAATTTTAGTCCGGTAATTAGCGAAACCATGACCCACTTTGGTTTTAAAAAAGCCGCTACTTCTATTGCTGGTGTTAACCCTATTGACGGAACTACCTTTAAAATTACTAATCAAGACCCGTTTACCCCTAACCGTGTAAGCTCAAACCCTGAATCTTTTGACGACCATGATACTACTGCTGTAGCAAATGACTATACTACTGCATCACTTTTGGCTAAAAGTTCAGATGACTATAGTAGCTTTCCATACATTGCGGATGTAGACACCATCGGTATTGAAAAAGTACGCCCATGCCTTCCCGTATACCTAAATAACGTAGGTGACCAATACTCAGGATACTGGACGGTCTTAAGTATTAGGCATGAAGTAATTGAGGCTCAGTTAAATCAGCCGCTATACACATGTTCCATGACCGTAGCCACTGACTCTTTAGGGCAAATATCTGATCCTAATAAGCCTGTTATTCCACCAACTAATCCAGTTAGAACTATTATTCCTAATGTAGATAATACGGTTATTGTTCCACAAACTGTTATTAATAGTCCTGGTTTATCTATTATTCCAATTCCACAATACGAAATTGTTGATAGAATTAACCGTCCAGGTATTGATGTTCAGCTAGCTTCTGTGTCTAAGTGGGCATCTACTCACGGCGACCTTAATTACAGATATAGTGAAAATAACATGCCGCCTATTGTCCGTGCAAAGGTGATTACGATATGAGTCGCGTAGGTCAGTATTTTGGTATTTATAGAGGAGTAGTTGTTGCTACTAACGACCCTCTTAATAAAAATAGAGTCATGCTTAAGGTTCCACAGGTTTCGGGAGAAGAAGTCACTAACTGGGCCTGGCCTATTATCGGCGCATCTGCAAATAAAAAAACACCGTACGGTTCTTGGATTAGCACAGCCACGCAAACAACTGCAGATAGTACTATAAATAACATAATTGCTTTGGACACTGTAGAAGGAAGCTACGGCATAGATTTAATTAACCCTAGTACTACGACCCCGGCCACTTCTGCAATTAAGTTTAGCTATGCTGGCACGTACAATATTCAGATATCTGCTCAGTTATACACCACTATCGGTGGAAATGGTTTTTTAAACGCGGATATGTGGATGAGACAGAATGGTATAGATGTGCCAAATTCTGTGGGTTCTATATCTGTCGGTTCTAAAAACCCTTATACAGTTGCTAGCTGGAATTACATAATAGATATTTCTGCTGGTGATACTTTACAGTGGATTTGGCACGTAAATACCTCTACGTCCACCTCTTTGCTTGCCACCTCTGCACAAGCTGGTCCGCCTGCTCAACCTGAAACTCCTTCATTTACCGTGTCTGCTACGCATGTGAGTGGCTATTTACCTAGTCCTGGAAATCCTTGCTGGGTTATGTTTGAGGGCGGAAACCCTAATTTTCCACTATGGTTAGGAACATTCTAAATGAGTGAAATGCAATTAAATTATCCATTTGCTTTTGGTAAAAGCGGAGATAGCGCTTATATTACTGGAGTATCTGATACTAACGACTATAGGATTATTTGGCAAAATAGAATCCTTCTTACGCTTGGAACTAGGCCCGGAGAACGGGTTATGCGACCAGATTTTGGCAGCAACCTATATAGCGCATTATACGAAAATGAATCTACGGCTGCTGAAATAGCCCATGACAGCATTGTTCAAGCATTTAGCAAGTGGCTATCTGACCTAGAACTTAAGACCATAACTCCGTTATTTGACGCAAATACCGGGTTAATGACTGTGACAATTGTCTACGGACTGCCAAATGGTGAAGTAGATAGTGTTACAATTAATACAGGTATTTTTAACCGAGCTGGCGAGCTTATTCAGGAGATAAAGAATGTCTAGTACAGTAACCTCTACTGTAACTTATATCCCGCAAATTGATTACACTTCTAGGGATTATGTTTCCATAGTCAACGATTTGACTACTATTGCCCAGCAGTTCAACCCTACCTGGAGTGCTAGCGATCCTACGGATATCGGTGTTACTCTAATTGAGCTATTTGCCTATTTAGGTGACCTATTAAATTATTATGCAGACCGTTCTGCATCAGAAGGGTTCCTAGCTACAGCTAGTCAGAGACAAAGCATTTTGCAATTAGCAGCTATGTTTGGATATACCGTTACTACTAATCAACCAGCGGTTGCAACAATTACGCTTGCAAATACTTCTGGAAGCTCTGTCACTGTGCCTGCATTAACCCAATTAAAATCTACCCAGGTAGTTAACGGACAAAATACAGATGTTACTTTTGAACTAGATGCTGATACTACTATTTCAGCAAACAGTTCTGTTACCACTACGGCTACTCAGGGCATTACATATTCGAATGTTACTCTAGGAACTTCCACAGGCGCGCCTAATCAAGTATTTAAAATTAATGCTATTGGCGTAATAGTTAATGGCGTAGGAGCTACTGCAAGCCTTAAAGTGTATGTCGGTACTACACAGTACACTTATGTGTCTTCTCTAATTGACAGCGCTTCTTATGACTCTACATTTACTACATCAATTGATGCTGATGGTTACACCTACATCATTTTTGGAGATGGAGTAGCTGGCCGTATTCCACCAGCATCTTTGACTGTAAGCGCTACTTATAGACTTGGAGTAGGTTCTCAAGGAAACGTCCCCGCAGGTACTATTCTAAGCCTAGCTACTAATAACGTATCTAACGTTACCGTTACTCAACCTTCTGCTGCCACTGGCGGAGCTGATATAGAAAGCAGCGACTCAATTAGAGTTAATGCTCCAAGAGCGTTAAGAACTTTGCGCAGAGCAGTTTCATTAAAAGATTATGCTTACATGGCTTTACAAGTAGCCGGTGTAGCAAAAGCTATTGCAGACTCATCTGTATGGACCACAGTTAACTTATATATTGGACCTTACAGCACTGCCGCTACAAGTACATATGGGCCTTACACCGGTGTTACTGCCATTGCTGCCACTGCATCAGACAGTACTACCGGAAGCGGTTATCTAACCTACACTTGTGCAAACTCCGGATTAGCTGTTGGTCAATATGTAACAGTTACAGGTATGGCACCTGTTAACTATAATATTTACACTCCCGCATTAATAACATACGCAGATACTACGAAGTTTACTGTTGCGGGTAGCATAGCAGGAACATTTAATCAGTCGTTATCTGCTACAGCCCAAGTAACATCTACAGGCTCTAACTCATCTGATTTTAATACTTTAGCTAGCACAGTTCTTACCTACTTCACTGATAAGGTAGCTCCAAACGTTACGCTTAACGTACTTCCTCCTACATATGTGCAACTTAACTTAGATATGACTGTTCAAGTTTTAAAACAGTATCAGCAATCAGCTGTTTTGGCTCAAGTAAATAACGTTTTATCAAATCTATTTGATTATACAAACGCATTCTTTGCTGATAAAGTTCCGCAGCAGTATATTCTTCAGGCTTTAAGTAATATTGATGGTGTAGACATCACTACAAAAGTAACTCATCTTCGCAAAAATAAAGATGAAAAAATCTTTAGCGTGGCTAGCTGGACAGCTACTACCTCAGCAGTTACTCTAACAACTACTGCTGCGCACACAATAACTGTGGGCTCTACGATTAGGGTTTATAACGTAGACCCTACTATTGATGGCTCATATACAGTAACCTCTGTGGGAAGCACGACAGTTACGTTTAACCTAACTGGAACTGCTACTCCTACAGGTATTACGGCATCTGCATGGACTACTGCGTCTACACAGTTAACTGGTTTATCAAGCGTTGCAGGTATTACTGTCGGTATGAACGTTACTGGAACTAACTTAGTAAGCACTGTAAAATCGGTTGGTACTACAACTATTGACCTTGTTACTAAGCCAACGGGCTCTGGTTCAGGAGCGCTTACGTTTACTAAGCCATATACAGCTGCAGATAACTACGTTAAAGTAGTTGCTGTAGATGACATTGTATGTGCTACAAATGAAATTCCTATTCAAGGCATATTTAATATTACCGCTGTTGGCGGACTTTCTTAAGGAGAAAATAAATGGCAAGCTATCCAAGTAACGTTAAATCGTTTACAACTAAGGTTGACGGAGTCACTACAGTCGCCGCCGCTGACATTAATGACGTTCAAAGTGAAATTGTAGCTGTTGAGACAGCTCTGGGCACTAACCCTGCTACTTCTGTGCTAGGTTCTGGCTCTATTGGCTCATACACAGCTGCTCCGGGCACACTAACTAACGTGAGTGCCAGGCTTCAAAATATTGAGGCCGGACTTAGTGCCAGCTCTACAGACGGTTCTCGCATTGGATACACTCAATTAGCCACTGGTTCTGTTGGTACATCTACTTCTATCACGGTTGCTGGTGCTAGCTATGTAAAACTTGTTGTAGTAATAAATATTACTACTATTGGTTCTGGTACAGCTATTACTATGGGCGCAAACAGTGCCACCTCATCTAAATACGGTCACTTTAGCTTTGCCGCTACTCCAGCAGGTTTGGGTAGCGCAGCTGGTTCTGGTGGTATTCCGGTGTCTAGCGCACAGGTTCCTGCAAGCGGTGACACTATCACAGTTGAATTCTACAACGTTGCTGGTGCTGGAGTTAAGCCTGTTAGCTTTATTAACGCGTATGGTTGGGGTACCGGCGCTTTGATTTCTGGTGGAACAGTTACCTCTGCTATTACTACAATTACTATAACCTGTAGCACAGCTCCAACTACATCTACTTACACAGTTTACGGCGTTAAGTAACAGGAAAATAAATGACAATCTATGGTTCTAAACCCTATTACTCTTTTACATACGGTTCTCCGGCTGTATTAGACTTTAGCATATCTCCGTTTAAAGCGATTGCTACGGACTATGGAACTATATCTTTGTCTTGGTATATGCCTGGTTATGATGCTACTTTCTCAAAGTTAATCGTATTAAGAAGCGCACTAGGATTTCCTACAACTGCTGACGAAGGCGATTTAATTTATTCCACGACTAAGGTTGCTTTGTCTGTTGGAGGAAGCGGAACCCCAGTTACTTTAACTGGAGTAACATCATCCGGAACTAAATTTACAGTGTCTAGCACTACTGGTTTATCTGTAGGACAAACTATTACAGTGACTTCAGGTACGGGTACTTTATCCACTTCCGATATTACATATATTTCACAAATACTTAGTTCTACAACTTTTTCAGTTAATCTGGCACCTAGCGTTGCGCTCTCTGGAGCTACCATAACTGCAACTAATTCTTTGTTAAATAAGAAGTTTACCTATGTAGATAGTGGTGCGTATATCGACCAGCTAACTGGCTCTACAACTCCTACATACACTGCAACTACAGCGTTAGCTGTAAATAATGACACTCGCGTTACGCTAAAAGCAAGCAATTCAAACATTGCTGTTAAACAGTCAGTTACATATAAATCCAGCGGAAAAACTACAGGTCCTAACTCCGGTAGCGGTATCGTTGGTGGAACTACTGTTGCATCTATCAACGGAACTTCTTTAGTTCTTAGCGACTACGCTAATATCCCATCTGATACCGTACTAACATTTTCCCCTGTTTCTTTAGATACAGGGCAGACTTATTACTACTCTATCTTTGTATATTCAAATAACTATTGGCAAAGAGTAGGTAAGCCTGCTGCCGGAGTTTCTATTAAAAATTATAATACCGCAACAACGATGTATGAACATTTGCCAGAGGTGTATCGTTCTCCTGCCGCGCTATCGTCATTCTCCACTGCTACTCAAAACGTAGATCTGTATAACTTTTTACGAGTATTTGCTGTTCAGTACGATCTTACAAAGACTATGATTGATAACGCTAAGAATAGATATGATGTTAAAAATCTTGATGGTCGTATGATTCCCGCTATGCTGGCGAGTTTTGGATTTAACTATGAAAGTGTTTTAGGGCTTCAGCAAGCTAGAAGGCTGCTTCAATACGCATCCTTTATTTATTTGAATAAAGGCTCTGTAAAAGGGCTTAAAGAGTTTATTGCAGCATTTGCGGGTTATAACGTGACTATTGGTAGCATAAAAAATCTTCTGCTTACACTAGACTGCTCTTCTTTTGAAAACGGAACTGGTTTTTGGGATATTACTTCCGGTACAGCCACTATAACTAATACCAACTCAACAACAGAAGGCGGAAGTCCGGCCCCTTATTTAGAGGCTAATTCTCCAGTGGGTTACTTAAATAAACAGGCTGGTTATCTAAAAGTATCTGCAACCTCCGGCGCGTCTGCTGTAACTATCAGCTACGGAAACTCATTAGATGATTATGCAATTAGCACAACGGTTACTACAACCACTACGGGTTATGTAACCTTAACTACTGATAAATCTAACCCATTTACTGTAGGTCAATCGGTAAATATTAAAGGCCTTTCCCCAGCATCTGTAAACGGTGTTTATAAAATAGTTAGCGTAAGTTCCTCCAGAGTATTTACTTTAGCTAATGCCGCTGTTTCATCAGGAACTGCTATTTCGGGGTCAGGTTTTGCATCCGTATTTGATCCTACTTTGTATGGAGTACCTGTAACTGCCGGTAACTACTATAAATTAGGTATTTATAGCCAACCAAAAACTGGAAGCAGTTGCAGTATTACAGTTGGTATTAACTGGTATGACCAATTTGGGTCATACTTAAGCACTGTATTTGATGGCCCTTACGGTGCAACTACCCCTGGTTCTTGGACTCAAACTATAAATACTGCCCAGCTTGCTCCGGCAAGAGCCGCATACGCTGTTCCTTACTTTACCCTAGATACATTTACTGGTACTCCGGACGTAGAATACTTTGATGCAGCGCAGTTTGAACAAGCCTATAGTACGGCATATAATCCGCTTCCATACACAGACGCTAGACGTTTAGATTTGTATTTAACTCCTACCAGAGCTAATGAAATTATTAATCCTGGTTTTGAAACATCTGTAGCTAACTGGTCAGTTACTAATGGAAGCATTGCTCTAGAAACTGGGGCATCTAATATTTATCCAACCGCTAGCATTGGCGCAGGTACTTCTGTAAGTGCTGGATCAGCTAAGATTACGGCAACAGGTTCGATTACCACACTTACTCAACTACTTTCAATATCTAACGTGTCCGTAGCCACTAGCGGAAGGTTACTTATTGGAACAGGGTATAGCACTTATGGAACCAATAATTTATCCCTAGGCCAAACTATAACTAAAATATCTGGAACGGGTACTTTAGCAGCTAGTACCTTGATATCGTCTATTCAATCTTCTTCAAGATTTACAGTTAGCCCTAACCCAACTGGTAGTGGAAATATGACTATTGGTGTATCTGGCACTAAAATACTTCCAAATTTATCTTATGCACTTAGTATGTACGTAAGCGGAACAGCCGGAGCAACAATAACTCCTACAGTTGTTTGGAAAAATTCTTCTGGAACTACTGTTCAAACAGATACTGGCTCAGCTACTACGCTAACTTCTTCGTTCCAGAGAGTATCTTTACTGCCATCTTCTATTTTTGGAACGGTATCTACTTCTTCATTATTTAGCACATCATTAGTTTTAACAACTGACATTTCTGCAGTCACTGGTCAATCGGTAAGCGGTGCAGGCATTTTAGCCGGAACTACCGTATCTTCTTACAATAGTAGTACTAAAACTATTACGCTTAGCCAAGCCGCAACTGTAACTGCTGGAACAACTATTACCATAAGCCAAATGGTATCTCCGGCAACGGCATCTATTGCAGTAATTAACTTTGTATTTAATGGAGCTAACGGAAACGTGTACTATGTAGACTCCGTGCTTTTTGAGCTTGCAGCCAGTGCCTTGCCGTACTTTGATGGAGGAACTGGCTATAGGATGACTGACGACCTTATCTGGGAAAGTAATTCTGTTACAGATGGTAGAGGATTGTACTACAAAAATAGGTCTGCGGCTATTGCTAGACTTAATACAGAGTTAACTGAGTATATTCCTATGGGAGCTACTTTTGCCTTAATCACAGGCCGCTCAGCATTGTATTGACGTTTTATATTTTTTGTGTATACTGATACTTCCGTTCATAGGAGGTAAATATGAGACGAGTAACCATCGCGGTTATAGGTAACGCAAAAACAACCAGGGCTAACGTAGAGGCCCTAATTAGTGATGTAGTGGATTCGGTTGACGAAGCTGCTATTGCCACAGTATATGATGAGACCCCATCTGAGGGCATTGTCTGGGCTCAACAGTGGGCTGCCGATAAAGGCATCAAGTTAAATAATTATCCGAGCAATAACTACACTCAGTTATTTGAAGATTACAAGGCTGAAGACGTAAAGTTCTTCATGCTTTGGTCTGATGAAGATACCGAGTGTCAACTAGCGGCCTCAAAGGCTCAGGAAGCCCGTGTAATGGCTTATGACCTTACAGACGGACTTATACACATACCGCTCAATTCTAACCCCATCTTGCGCCCACAGGAGCCCAAAATACCGGTAGCTGAAACTGTTACGGTAGTTACACCAGAGCCAGCTGTGGAAATTAAAGCAACTCCTGATATTGAAGTGGCCGAGGAAGATGAAGAAATCATCGACAATGTTGATTACGATAGTGAGTATGACCTAGAGGAAACTCTAACTGTGCTAGTATCTGAACTTGGTAAAATCTTTGCGCGTTCATTCGCCAAAGAGTTTAAAAAAATTATCAAGGACTAGTATGCCAATTGAACTAAGTAGGCAAGCGCAGGATTGCCTAGCATTCCTGTACCTAAATCCTACACTTACAATTAATCACCGTACCCTGATGGAGCACAAGGGCTTAAGCAGACGAAAGAGCCTATCTGTCCTACAGGAGCTACGAGACGCAAACTGCCTCAAAATGACTAGACTAGTCGGAGGCGGAACTAAAACTAAAGTGGTAATGTCAGACGTGACCAAATCGGTATTGTCTGGTTATCGCCATATAGCAGTACAGCTAGTAAGCAGTATTTACAATAGCTATACAGCTAGTACTACTAATATAGCTACAAATAAATTCCTCGACGAGGTCGAGGGGAAGGAAAAGCAAGTGGGTTATGATTTCTTTGAAAAGACTTCGTCTCCGGATGATGAGACTCTGGTGGAGCGTGCAAAGCACATGGCTGCTAAGAAAGCTGAGTACGCGGAGGTTCGCGAGGCTAAGGCGCAAAAACACAAGGACCAACACCGCTCTAAGATCGCACCGGTACACTGGACCTGCAAGGATGTCGCGTACGAGTTTGCCGATAGGATGGCAGACATATGGACTATCAAACCATTCAATGTCACGCAGTCAAGATTCGTACAGGCCCTTTCCGTATTCCGGAAACAGCAGGATACGAATGGAGAGTTGGAGCTTAAGCTCATCGAACTATTCTTCAGCACCATCAAGCATGACAAATACACAGATGGCAACCATCTCTGGAGAGCCTTCCTCTACAAAGCCCCCAGTTTGCTAACGCAGGCTCGAGAGAGTATTATCACCGTAGAGCAGATGGAAACGAATATTATTCGGGACCAAGAATTAACTAACCGTAAGCTTGCTCTGCTAGACGAGGATGACGATGTATAAGCCAGATGAACTACCTGCCCGTAGACGCACTTGGGTAAAGATTGCAAGTATTCCACCAGCCAAACTAGGTTGGACCCTAGAGGATTGCACAGCGGTTCCTAGTGATGTTATGACAGCAGTTACCAAGTGGACTTCGGCGATTACATCAAACAAAGTAATTCGCGCTGAGGGTAAAGCAACCTGTGGACTTGGTCTGATGCTATATGGACTACCTGGTCGTGGTAAAACCACAATGGCAAATACTTTGCTACAAGAAGTTTTACGAACCGCTGCCCCTGAAGTTCTAGGCATGACACCGGGTAAGATTGTTTCTAGACCTGCCTACTTTATTACCTACAACGCTCTTCTTGACCTTAAGGGCGCAATCATGGAAGACCATGACAATGATGACGAGCTGCTTTATAACGGCATCCTTGGCGAAGCGTATGATGACGCTTACAATGTTCGAGTATTAGTCCTAGACGATGTAGGCAAGGAACACGCAAGCGCTTCGGGGTGGCAAAAGAATATGCTGCACCATGTGCTTCGTACGCGGTTTAATAATGGACTGCCAACTATCGTTACGACTAATCTAAAGATTGATGACTGGGAGGCTCACTACGGGTCTGCTACGCAGTCGTTCGTACACGAATCGTTTATATATGTAAACATGGATTCGATTTCAGATTTGAGAAAATAACATGGCAGGTAAGCGATTACTACAGGTCTTTTTAAGTCCTACTTCAGATAATCCAGGCCCAGGAATTTTTGAGGTAAACACAGATGCTTTTAAGCACCTAACTTGCAACTGTCCAGGATTTATAGCAAAAAATACTTGCAAGCATACGTCATTAATTGAGCGCAGGATAGAAGAGAACAATGGCCTATATCCATTTGATTTTGCAGAGAAAGTTACAAATACTGAAATAATTGAGGCCATGAGTAGTGAACAAAACTTTAGAGAATTTGTAATTAAATACGCTAAAGTAGAAATTTACTGATGCAAGGTAATGATATTAGCAATTCCTTACCTCAGCGGATTATAGTAACCGCAGAGGTAATTACAGACGTGAGTGAAGAAACTACAAAAGTTTTAGGATTCGTGCCTGTAAAAAGAAGGCGCAAAGAGTACAACCGATTGGTGCTTAGTCACCTATACATGGTAACTTTAAAGCGTGGTATTACAATGGAGCTGGTCAGCTTTACACATTCAGATGATGACATGGTAGAGTTGATGCTTCATCTAGATAAGGTCGGAACGAATCCGTTTCGTTACGGCACATCTTACAAGTCGGTTGATAAGTTAGTTTCAGAACTTCCTTACCGACCAGAAGTCATCGGCGTAATTGATATTCCATCGCGACTACTTAGGTACGGTCGATGGGGAATGGACTTTCCTAGTTTATGAGTACAGAAACAAAACTAATTGGAGCGGCTATCCGTGTCCGAGATTTAGCACCGCTATTTGAGCGCGGAGTATCCGACAACTGGTTTTCTAATGAAGATGACAAGCGTGTCTGGTCATTTATGCGAACTCACTTTGCTAAGTATGGTGAAAGCCCTAGCGAAGAAGTAGTAGCTGCTAACTTTCCGACCTATCGAATCGCAGAACTAACTGACTCGATGGATTTCCTACTAGACGACCTAGTAGATAAACGTCGCAAACTTTCTATTAGCAATACTCTACGCTCTGCTGTAGAGGCTATTCAAACGGATAAAGACCATGAGTCAGCTTTGCTTATTATGCAAAGTGGGTTGGTCAAGCTTGAGGAAGAGGGACTGAACAAGACCTCAGATATCAACTTGATTACCACAACAGAATCTCGCTGGGAAGACTATCTGTTCCGTAAGAATAATCCTGGCCTACTAGGTGTTGCCACCGGTTTTCCTACAATTGACGCTGTCACTAACGGCCTACAGAATGGTCAGTTAATCGTTATCGTGGCTACGCCTAAGACAGGTAAGTCAACGCTTGCTTTGCAGATTGCTAATAATATTCACAAGCAAGATATGTCGCCTATGTTCCAGTCATTTGAGATGACTAACCGCGAACAGCAAAACCGATATGACTCAATGCGAGCTTTGGTTTCGCACAACAGACTTATCTCAGGTACTCTTAACAAAGATGAAGAAAAGCGCTTTCAAGATTCCCTAACTGCAATGGCTGATGACCCTACAAATTTCTGGCTTGTAGATGCGGCCCACGGAATTACCGTGTCAGCTATCCAGAGTAAGATTCAAACCCTAAACCCAGACGTTGTATTCATCGATGGTGTTTATCTGATGATGGACGAGCAGACTGGTGAGTCAAACACGCCACAGGCTTTGACAGGCATTACTCGTTCACTAAAGCGCTTGGCTCAAAGAACTAATAAGCCTATCGTGATTACCACTCAGGCCCTTAACTGGAAAACTAAAAAGGGTAAAGTATCCACAGACTCTATCGGTTACTCATCATCATTCCTACAGGATGCTGACGTAGTATTCGGACTTGAACGTGAGGACGAGAACGTAGATGACACCAGAACGCTAAAGGTTATGGCTGCTCGTAACAGCGGTAACGTAGAGGCCTCTCTGATGTGGGACTGGGCCAGTGGTCTATTCCGTGAGATGACTGGAGATGACGTATGAGACTAGAAGAAATGGAAAAAGTCCTAGAAAGGCTTAGCATTGAGCCAATAAATTCTAGAGGCTCAGAAATTCTTGCACTATGCCCAGGCCACAAAGAGCTAACAGGCAAGGAAGATAGAAACCCATCTTGGTGGATTAACTCAGAGACCGGTGCGCACATCTGTTTTTCTTGCGGGTTTAAAGGCAATATCTGGTCTTTGATTGCTACCGTACAAGGGTATAAAGACGCAAATGGTTTTCTAGATTATGCAGACGCTAAAGACTGGTTGTATTTATCATTTGACAATATACAGCTCGGTCCTGCAGAAGAAGACCAAGAGCAAGAGTCTATTTTTAAAGAAGTAACTAATATTACAGAATCAAGACTTGCTCTATTTACCTTGCCGCCTGCTCATGCTTTGGCTGCCAGGGGACTCACACTTCAAGCAGCTGAGCAATACCAGCTACTATGGGACACAGCTCATTCAAACTGGATTACGGTAATTAGAGATCCGTATTCAAATAAATTATTAGGATGGCAGGAGAAAGGCTATTCCCGTCGTTATTTCAGGAATTACCCACAAGGCGTAGAAAAGTCTACGACCCTGTTCGGATATAAGCAATACACGGGAGGACGCATGATTGTGGTAGAATCTCCTTTAGACGTAGTTAGGCTAGCATCTGTGGGAATTCAAGGTGGCGTATCTACTTACGGGTCTATCATCTCTAATACTCAACTAGAGCTAATTAAAGATGCAGATGAAATCGTATTTGCTTTAGATAATGATGAGTCAGGAATGAACTCTACGAAAAAGATGCTCGAACAAAATTTCGAAGCATGGTACTTCAACTATTCGAACACAGATATGAAAGATATAGGCGCTATGAGCAAGGCTGAAATCCTTAATGGATTATCTACAGCTAAACACTCTGTGCACGGATTAGGGGCACTTACATGGGATTTGTAGGAACACTTCTTCCTTATCAGCCAGAGGCTGTAGATAAGATGACCGAACGCGGAAAAATGCTTGTTGCATACGATTTAGGATTAGGTAAAACAGTTCTAACTATTGCCGCAGTAGAAAAACTTATGGATGACCAAAAGATTACTGAGCCAGGATTAATTATCTGTTTATCCAGCCTGAAGTATCAATGGGAATCATCTATTACAAAATTTACTAACGGCTCAAAAGCTATTGTAATTGATGGCTCACCTGAGCAAAGAAAAAAGCAATATGAAAGAGCTATGCGCTGGCGACTATCTGGAATTGACTATATCATCATGAACTATGAGCAAGTAGTTAATGACTGGGCATATGTAAGTAAATTGCCTAGAGGTTTTATTGTGTTGGACGAAGCCACTGCAATTAAATCTTTTAAATCAAAACGCGCTAAAGCAGTTAAGCGATTGGCTACTTGTGACTATCGATTTGCGCTTACAGGAACCCCTATCGAAAACGGTAAACCAGAAGAACTATTCAGCATCATGCAGTTTGTAGATGACAGTGTTCTTGGTCGATTCGACAAGTTTGATATGACCTTTATCGTTCGTAATGGCTGGGGTGGAGTAGACCGCTATCGCAACTTACCTACCTTACATGAGAGGATGAAAGAAGCATCTGTTCGTAAAGCACAAAAAGACCCAGATGTAGCACCTTTCTTGCCCGCCACTATTCACAAAGACCCTGTATACGTAACTATGGACAGAAAGACATCTAAACTATATAAACGTATTTCAGATGATTTACTTATGGACCTAGATAATGCTCAAACACTATTTGGTAGTTCATTTAATATAATGTCGCATTATGGGTTTGAAAAATCATGGGGAGGCCCTGCAGACGAGCTCCGGGGACAAGTTATGTCTAAAATAGGCGCTCTAAAAATGCTGACATGCTCCCCAGATTTGCTAAAAACAAGTGCTAAAAAGTTCAGGGACGGCAATGGTGAAGGGTCTGCTTATGCGGATATTTTAGATCAAGAGGGTTTACTAGACAGTATGCCAAATACAAAACTAGATTCCTTTATCGCCTATGCCAAAGATTTCCTAGAGCAAGATGAAAAAAATAAGCTAGTTGTATTTTGCTCTTATGTAGATATGGTTGATATAATTGCAGATAGGATTGGCCGAGACATTAGCGTTACTTATACCGGTCAACTAGATGCTAAGACTAAGGAGAATCATAAAAATGCGCTTAACAATGACCCTAATATTCGTGTGTTCATTAGTTCTGATGCCGGCGGTTATGGCGTTGACCTTCCGGCTGCGAACATGCTCATTAACTATGATTTACCTTGGTCTTCTGGTCTGGCTACTCAGCGTAACGGGCGCATTCGTAGAGCTTCTTCTGAGTGGAAAACCATAGTTATTCAAGACTTTTTAGTTTCTGGCTCAGTAGAAGTTAGGCAATACGCAGCTCTTCAACAAAAAAATGCAGTAGCTTCGGCCGTTATTGATGGCGAAGGAATTAATGATAAAGGAGGGGTGGACTTTACCATCGGAACTCTTCGCGGGTTCTTATTGGATACGTCTGTATAATATGCCTAGTTATAGTTTTAAATGCCCAAACTGTGAAGCAACAGCTACGGTTACTCAAGATGTAAGCGATAATCCAAAAACTCCTGAGTGTCTTAGCTGTGAAACAGATATGATTAGAGTATACGGAGGCCTTTCTGTACAATTCAGAGGCGGCGGATGGGGAAGTAGTCGCGGATGACATTTGAAGAATGGTTGCAGTACGGCCTTACACAGGGTTGGTGTGGCCCATCTATTTGCGAAATACATGATGGCTTACCGATGAGTGTTGAGGAAGAAATAGCTTATGAAAATGGAGAAGACCCGTGCATCCATATCATAAGACTTTACGAAACTCAGCTAGACAAAGCTGAGGTGGAAAAAAATCACGCCCCAAGCATCTGGAGAGCAACAAACTCTGGATATGAGCTATAAGGAGATAAAATGGCAAAAGGAAAGCCAGCACCAGCAGCGCCTGTTAAATCAGGCAGCGGTCGTAACAACGGTAAAGCGTTTAAAAAGCGTCCTAAAGTTTGGGATGCAATTAAGCGTAAGTTAGTCACTAAAAAAGACTAAAATAAAATCCCCCTGCCAAATAAGCAGGGGGATTTTTATTTACAGACTAGGCTGTTGGTGGAGTTTCTTCTGCAGGTTCTTCTGCAGGAGCATCTACATGGTCTTCTAGTTCAGACAAGTCACCAAAGTCAGATAGCTGAGGTGTTTCAGCTGCTGATTCTTCAAGCGCCTTTTTGATTTCAGGGTCATTAGCCGACTGCTTTGCGACAGCCGCACGGAATCCTTTTTCAATGTCTTCGTCAGAGATGCTAGCATCCCAAGCAAGTTGAACACCAAAATAAATGATGATAGAAGCAAATACGGTCATAACACCGTTTATAGCTCCTAGAAGTGGGCCAATACCGCTAGCGGAACCTGTGGCCATACCCGGAATAGCTGCAAAGAAAATTACACCTACTGAACGGACAATTAAATTCTTTAATTTATTTAGCAATTGCAATCTCCTGTTTACAAGTTGGGCAAACCTTTACGTCTGCGTGAACGGGTGCAGCGACTGGTGCAGCGGGAGCAGCAGGTGCAACAGCTGGCTTTGCAGCCTTCTGTTTTGCAATCTGGCCTTTAATGTAATCGTGAGCGTTAAATACTTTACCGCCAAACACGCCTTCTACAGTTGTGCTTAGAGTAAAGTGAAGGTGGCAACCAAAGCTCGCTGAGCCTGTGTTACCTGCTTTACCAACTACGTCTCCTGACTTCACGACTGTTCCAACCGGTAGCGGCGATGGTTCATTCATGTGGCAGTAACCAAAGTAGTGATTATTGTCGGTTTTTAGTACAACAACGTTACCAAGAACGGTGCTTTGTGCTAGAGGTCTGTTAAGTACGATTGTTCCATCGTTTACAGCGAGCAAAGGCTCGCCAACTGCAAAACCGTTATAGTCGGTTCCACGGTGACCAGGAGCTTTGTGCCACTGGTCTACTGCGCCAAATAGTGATCCGAGTTTGACCTTCTTTACTGGGAAAATCCAGTTACCCATAGTGGGATTCCTTTCGAAGGGTTGGAGGGACACTTCTATTGTCGCTTATTAATCCCTATTTCGCAGTGGATACGTGGCTATCCAGATGACTAGCGAGCCGATAATACACCAGCCAACTACGACTTTAGCAGACCCTTCTAGGACTACCCAGGCCACAAACATGCCCAAAAGCGTCCATAATTGGCCTAGGAGGTCATTTAAGAACTTCATTTAACTTTCCTTCGATTAGAACCAGATGAGCCGGAAGACGCGCCTCCAGCGGCATTAGCTGCGGCACTAGCAGCGCTTTGAGCTGCCATTAGCCCGGCTTGGGTTGCTACTTGCGTAACGATAATTGCCGAAATAACCACCTTCTGTGCCTTTTTACGGACAGCAGGTGGCAAATCAGCACCGATGTTGTTCAAAGCATTGGCAACATCAGTAAACCCTTGAAATACTGCCCCCAGTACCGGAACTGCTGCAATAGGGTTATTATTGCTATAGTCCTTTGGGGGTATTATTTTAAAACTAAAACAAACTGCTGTCTAGAAAGGTACGCACCGTCAGCGTAATATTTAGGATTACTTTTCTTTGGCCGTCTTTTGTCAGCGGCAGTTGGTTTAGGAATATTTGCTAAGTCAATCTTGGCCTGAGCAAGTTGCGCCTCTAAACTGTCTACCTTTTGAGCGGCATTGTCAATTCCAGAGAAAGTAACGCTGTATTGATTCTTTAAGTCCCTTAAATTAGCATCGGCTACTGCTTTAGTATCACTACTAGTTTGCCAAGTATTTTCCGCAGATTGTACGTCTGAATTCTTTTGGTTTAAAACAGCCCGTTTTCCGGATAACGTGGCACCGGCATATCCATAAGCAGTTACCTTACCGTCATAGGCATCGCAAGCATTTTGGTAAACAACATTTGCCTGCTCTTCAGCAGCCACTGCTTGAACATAATCGTTTGTCTTTTGGTCCAAGATAGTCTTTAGGGCTGGGTCTTTAACCATAGTTACTACTGCATCTTGGGTAAAGAAGGATGCTGGAGCTACTGCATAAGCGCTACCATTTAAAGGCTTGTAGTTCAAGGTAGAACAAGCACCACCAGTCCACTCGTAGAACCAAGCATCTACAGCGTAAGATTTACCACCAGTAAAGCTAAACAGGCCAGTTGAGTTTGCTCCACAGCCTTTTAGTGACCAGTCATTGATTACCTGAGTACCGTTGATAGACATGTAGAAACCGTCATCAGCAGGGGCCTGGAAGTAAACTTTAGTGGTAGTTGGATATGTAATGTAACCACGGTAGTGAAGCATAATGTAATCAGAGCCACAGCCAAGAATATCTCCATTACCCCAGTTAGCGTTAATCTGCGTAACTGTAGTTGTCTTACACTTTGTGTAGGCAGTATCTGACTTCTGTGGGGGATTACCGTTACGGCTAATTCCTGTATAGACATCTACTTTCAAACCAGGTGTACTACCAGAACCGCCAGCGTTAATCAACTTAGTGTCGTAATCATTTTGTGCTTGGTTCATGGCTGCCTGAGCATTATCGCTATTTTGCTGGGCGGTTACATAATTTGCGTATGTGCTATCTACAAGGTCACTAGCTGCATTGACTGCATCTACGGCTTTAGAAACAGCCGCTTCCGCAGCTTGCTCATCAGCAAATGCTGCATCGTAGCTTGCTCTTTTATCTGTGTAGTCAGCTTGAGCAGCGTCTAGGGCATCTTGCGCCTGAGTAACAGCTGTTTGGGCATCATTAATTTGATTTGCCTGGTCATTAGAAGAGTTAGTCCAGCTGTCTAATTCAGCTTGGGCGCTATTTAGCTGAGATTGTAAATCAGCAATTTTAGCTTGGGCAGCTGCAACTTGATTATTGTAATCAGTGGTGCTGTCAGCAGAGGCAGGGCTTGATAAAAAGAATACGAACAGTAGTGCGAGAGGGGTTACGAATAGTGCTGCGAACTTACGCAGTCTAGACACTTGGTTCCTTTTCAAAAATAGGGGATAATTTATTGTCCCTCATAAGGGTGTATTTTTTCTGCTTAAACTTGACAAAGCCCCTAAAACCTGTGCTATGGTTTTACCCATAACTGAATATAGTGTCACTTCGACAATAAACGACCCCAGCACTAAAGCAATGAAAGGTAAGGTCGCCAAATGAAAAAGTACGTAATAATCGCCAGCGTAATGTTAACTCTCGCTGGTTGTTCTGCTTCTGCAGCAACTGCTGTAGTTACAGATTTACAAAAAACAAATACACAGGTTTCACATGTGTCTTTTAACCAAGCTTTAACATCTAAAGCTAATGGTAAAAAAATGATTCGCACTGTGAACTACCTAATATCACGCGTAGGAAGAACCTCTTACGTATTCTCAGGAGAAACCCCATATGGTTGGGATTGCTCCGGTATGGTCCGTTGGACATACAAACAATTTGGTATCACGCTCCCTCACTCTGCTAATAAACAGGGTCATTTGGGAGCCCGTGTAAACAAACCTAAAATAGGCGACATAGTTGTTTTTGCCTATAAGGGACGCACGGATTTCTACCACGCCGCCATCTACATTGGTAAAGGCAAAGTAATCAACGCTAACTACGGCTCAGGCACCACTATAATCGAGCCATTATCGGACTACAAAGGTAGCGAAATTCGGTTTATCCGAGTGTTACCTACGATATAATGTAACGGTCGCCTCAATAGCTCAGTTGGTAGAGCGCAATACTTGTAATATTGATGTCGCGGGTTCGATTCCTGCTTGAGGCTCTTTTATGGTAAAATCTTCTTAGACACGCCAATCGGGTGTCATAAATAATACTGTGCTACGGGCAGTAAAAGTACCAAGGCACAGTTGTCGTCTAAAGGAGACAACATGAACATATTAAGTGATGAGTTCCCAGACCCATGGGATAAGCACAGAAATCCATATGACCCATATGGTAAAGCAATTCCAAATCCGCATGACCCTGCGGATGTTTATAAAAAGTGGCAAAAACCTGCCGCCCCTAAAGTCATTACTATTAATGACTTGTTTCCCAGCTTAGACCGCTGGGCTATTGGCTATTCGTCAATCCTAGAACAACTTAAGGAAATGTCTGCTGTAAAGGCGAGCTACCCTCCTTATGACATTATTGACCAAAACCCATTTTCCACCCTTATCAACGTCGCTGTGGCTGGTTTCACTAAAAAGGACCTTACAATCACAGTCGAAGAAAGGACGTTGAAAATTGAAGGAACAAAAGAAGAAAAAGAATCAGAAGGAACGCTCGTTCACAACGGCATTGCTGGACGCGATTTTAAACTCACCTTTGCCTTGGCTGAGTTTTATGAAGTAGAGTCAGCTGCTGTTAAAGACGGTATCCTAACGGTCAAGCTCATTAAAAATATTCCTGATGAAAAAAAGCCAAAGGTTATTGACATCAAGTAATTTTGATGTAAACTAAAAGTCCTCCCGGCAAGCTTTCGACGTGTTTGCCGGGGGGAGCTAGGGCCTGAAATGGTGTCGATTGCAGAACAAAGCCTCCAGTAGGAATCTGTAAGACCACAGTTCAATTCTGTGCAGGTCCACGATGCACGCATGTCCAGCGGCATTGGGGTCACGTACCTCACCTTAGTCGCGAGGCTAGGCGTTTAAGGCTCTTTACTGCTGAGTCCACAAAACCAACCAGCAGAGCGAAAGCTTGAGACGACTCGCAAGAGTGGGAACGCCCGAAAGGGTCAGTACTAGGTTTTCCAATGACCATTAGCTCAATGGCAGAGCAGAGAGCTGTTAACTCTAAGGTTCCTGGTTCGAGTCCAGGATGGTCAGCTTTATGGTAAAATATAGGTATGCCAAACGCACCTAAGACCCCGACGCGCACCGTAAGAGTGCCTGATGATCTGTGGCTTGCCGCTCAAAAAGAAGCCGCCAAGCAGGGAATCACCGTAACCAGCGTCCTTCTAGAAGCTCTAGAAAAATTTATTTCTGAGGGACTTGACAAAGTCTCAGAGTAAGTGTTAGCGTTGTACCGCTAAGACATAGCATCCCCTACGGGGGTTAGACTACAGAGGTACAAATGCCAATTAATCAAGAAACACCAAGCCCGGATATTGAACGTGTCCGCAAAGAAGTTCAGCAATACGTCTTTCTAAAAGACGAAGTATCTGGAATTGAAACTAGAGTAGGCGAGCTAAGAAAGCGTATTCTATCCCTAGTTGAAGAACTGGGCGAAACTAACGACAAGGGAAGCATTGTACTTCCTATTTCCGATTCTGTCAGCAACACAGCTAGCGTGGTAAAGCAGCGCCGTGTGTCTAAAGTATTCGACGAAGACAAAGCCCACAACCTATTAGCAGAAAAAGGTTTAACTGAGTTTTGCACAAAAACCATTGTGGTACTTGACCAAGATGCTGTCATGGCTGCATACTATGATGGTAAGTTAACCGATGCAGACATCGAAACAATGTTCCCTGAGAAAGTTTCATGGGCACTAATTTTGGAGAAGAACTAATGGCTAAGATGGCAGAACTACACGCAGAACTAACTGAACTACCTGACTCAGAAAAGTCATATATGGAAGGCTTTTTTAGAGGCCGCGCCGAAGGACTTGCTATCGGTCAAGAAGAGGGCGAATTCACAGAACGTGAACGCATTATCAAGCTGCTAGAAACTAATTTGCCTTTGGTATTTACTGAAACAGTTGCTCAAGTAACCGTAGCTTTAATTAAAGTAGAAGATAAATGAGTTTCCTTATCGGATGCTTCATTGTTCTAGTCGTATTTGGAATTATAAGTTTTTTTAACGCATGACCCAAATAAACCCAGGGCTATACTCCAGTGCTACTGATGACTGGGGTACGCCTAAACCATTATTTGATGAACTAGACTCTGAGTTTAGTTTTACCCTAGATGCCTGTGCTAGTGCTCATAACTTCAAAGTAAACAAGTATTTTACTAAAGAAGACAACGCGCTAGTGCAGGACTGGGTAGGGATTGTCTGGATGAATCCGCCTTATGGACGTACTATTGGTCAGTGGATGAAAAAGGCATTTGACGAATCTCAAAAAGGTGCTACAGTAGTCTGTCTAGTACCTGCTAGAACTGATACCGCGTGGTGGCACGATTACGCTATGAAAGGCGAAATTCGTTTTCTACGTGGTAGAGTAAAGTTTCAACAACCGGGTAAGAGCGGAAAAGACTCCGCTCCATTCCCGAGTGCTATAGTAATTTTTAGGAGCAACTAATGCAAACATTTCTGCCGTATAAAAACTTTGCCGAATCGGCCAGCGCTTTAGATAATAAGCGTTTAAACAAACAAATACTTGAAGGCTATCAAATCCTCAAGGTACTTAATAATGATGACCCTAAAGCTGGTTGGAGAAATCACCCAGCTGTAAAAATGTGGAAAGGCCACGAAGGACAGCTTTGGCTATACATCATGAACATGGTAGATGAAGCCAATAAGCGTGGAATTAAGACCGAAAACAACATGGACAACCTCCGTGTACTAAAAAAATACACCTCAAGAAATTGGGGATGGGCTTTACCTAAGTGGTATACAGACCCCTTCACAATGCGTAGAGTCCTTGCTACCCATAAAGCTAACCTTTTCCGTAAAGACCCTGTATACTATTTTGAGTTTGCCTCGTCAGTTACCGATAAAGCAAATACACCATGTTGCGAAAAATGCAACTATTACTGGGTAACCCATAAGGAGAAATCTAATGAAAGTTAAAGTTTATACAAATCCAAACTGTGTACAGTGCGATGCAACGAAGCGTTGGCTAACCGCAAACAAAATTAACTTTGAAACCAAGCTAATTTCAGAAAGCCCTGAAATTGAGGACCTTATCAAAGAAAAAGGGTTTGTTGCTGCCCCAGTTGTGACCGCAGATGAAATGTCATGGTCAGGGTTTAGACTAGAAAAGCTTAAAACAATCAACAATATAATTTTTTCTGAGGAACACAAGTGAGCGATAAAATAACTCTTACCAAAAAAGATGTTTTTGGATTTGCGTTAATTATAGTACTTATGCTAGGCTCTTTGGTCTATGGATTTTTTCTATTAAAAAACAAGACCCCAGAAAACTGTTGGGGTCAGTATACGACAGAAGATGCAGCTATTTATAACTGCGAAAAACATCATGGCTGAAAAAGATTTTATTGACGACATGTTCGGAGAACTTGATGTTTACTACCCAGGTAGTAAACGTAAAAGACTTCAACCTGTAGAAAAGCCTGCTCTGGACACAGACTGGCAAAAAGATTCATATAAAAAAACTTTGCCAAATGGTAGAGAAATTGAAGTTTATACGCTAGGCTCATTAGCTAAAGCACTAAACCGAACAATTCCAACGCTAAGGCAATGGATGCAAAGAGGAAAACTTCCTCAAGCTCCGTACCGTTTACCAGCTAAAGCTGATAAAAACGGTAAGGTGTTTGAAGGCAGGCGACTCTACAGTAAGGAAATGGTAGAAGTTACAGTAAATTTGTTTCTAAAGGCTGGACTTTTAGACACAGATCGTATAGACTGGAACATACACCGGAATCTTACTAGTAGGATTGCCGAGGCGTGGGAAACAATCCGCGCAGAAGAAAACAAAACAATCGATTAAGGAAAATAAATGCCAATCAACAATGCCCCAGATGCCGCTAGCTACCTTGCCGACGACATCGATGCCCGTCCATCACAGGCCACCGCAACATCCACATCAGTTCAGTCTGGTTGGGATGCAGCAGGTAGCCTAAGCACCTCAAGTGACTTCCCAACAGAAGTTAAGTTTGAGGAAAACAAGCACCAGGTCTTCAAGTTTCTTGACGAGAATGGCCCATTTGCTATTTACAAGCAGCACTTTCTAAAGCAGAAGACAAGCGGTAAGCGCTCGTATGTCTGCATCGGTGCTAACTGCCCACTCTGTGTCAAGCTTGAAGACAGACCAGAGAACAAGCGCGCATTTACAGTTGTAACCCTAAACTCACCAGAGAGTATGCAGCGTCAGATGCTCATTTCAGGTGCACGCCTATATCAGGCCTTGCATGCCGCACACTACTCACCACAGGGTCCTTTGACTAAGGGATACTGGGCTGTCGTGCGTATCGGTAAGGGTCCACAGACCAATTACACAGTAACTCCAATTAAGGAACGCGACCTAGGCGAAGACTGGAACCTAGATGCAGATGCAGCCGCTAAGGTTGTAGAGGCATCAGACGTTTACACCCGTAGCCTAATCAAAGAGCACTCATTTGAAGAGCTTGACGAAATCGCAGATTCTTTAATCTAGATTCGATAGTAGTGGGCGGGGATTTGACATCCCCGCCTATTACGCTATTGTGGAGATACTATGAATATTATTACTACTGCCGAACAACTTTCCGAAATGGTAGATTACTACCTAACTCAAAATGCCTTTGCCTTTGACGTTGAAACCGTAGGCCCTCGTAGAGGTATGACCCCCGTAAATGAAGTCCTGTGGATTACATTTGCAACTAATGGTCGCTGCGATGTTATTCCTATGGGACATCCAAATGGCGACTTTATCGAAGAAGTTTTCCCACTGACCGGTCAGGGAGAAATTCGTAAGGAAAAGGGATTACCCCTTAGACCTAGCGACTACAGCCGTGACTCAAAGAAAGCAACCAAGGTCTTTGGACCTGCACCAGAACAGCTATATCCAGCTGAGGTGTTCAAGGCCCTAGAGCCACTTATGTTTTCTGAAACTATCCTAACTATTGGTCATAATTTAGTATTTGACTTGACATCAGTAGCTAAGTACTACGGTGGTCGAGTTCCTACTGGTCCATACTTTGACACGATGATTGCATCGTTTATCTCAGACAACCGTAATAAGAATAAGTGCGGTCTTGCTGACTGCCTTAAGCGCGAGTTTGGGTATGAAATGGAAAAAGGCGTGGGTAAAGAGGTTGAGGTTTATGACTTTAACACCGTAGCCAAGTACGCCTATCTGGACTCAAAGTACACTTTCTTATTGTGGAAGTCACTTGTACCAAAGCTAGAGGATGCCGACCTTAACCGCGTTATGTCCTTAGAAATGGACGTGCTTGCTGTTCTATGCGACATGAAATTAACCGGTGCAACTATTGATACCGAATCACTTAAAAACCTTAAGTTTGAGTTAGAACTAAAGGTAGATGAGACTCGTGCAAGAATTTATTTAATTGCAGGTCGAGAGTTTAATATTAATTCCAACCAAGAAAAGCAGGCACTTCTATACGGGTCTAAAGAAGAAGGCGGTAGAGGCTTAAAAGCTAAAGTGCTTACCACAAAAGGTAATGAAAAGGATAAAGCCGGAACTTCATTATCTGAATCAGATTACTCAGTATCTGCAGAGGCGCTAGAGCCTTACAGAGATAAGGATGATTTAGTAACAGCTTTGCTAGAGTATGCAGATTATAATAAGCTACTTTCAACCTATGTAATTCCATATCTTGGAGGAGAAGTTGAGCGCACAACCGCTGGAAAGACTCGCACAGAGACCAAAGATACGCTGCTAATTGACGGCAGACTTCACGGAGACTTTGTGCAACACGGTGCTGAAACCGGTCGTTTCTCTAGCCGCAACCCTAACTTGCAAAATGTTCCGGCACCTAGCACTATTCATGGTAAGGCCATTCGTAATCTATTTGTGGCTCCGCCAGGACATAAGTTAGTTGTAGCTGACTACTCACAGATTGAACCTAGAGTCATTGCCTCATTCTCGGAAGATCCGATTATGATGGATAACTATTTGACCGGCCAAGATATATATACAACCATTGGTAACACAATGAATGTAGGGCGTAAAGCAGGTAAGGTACTTGTTCTAGCCATGGCGTACGGAGTAGGTCCTGACAAGATTGCTAGCCAGATTGGCTGTACCAAGACTGAGGCTAAAAATCTATTAGATAGGTTTGCCAGAGAGTTCCCAGCCATTTCTGCTTACCGTTCTAAAGTAATCGGTGCAACTCGAGCAGGTAAACCTGTTCCTCACATCAAGACCCTTACAGGTCGTCGTCGCTATCTTCCAGAGATTATGTCAAGAGATAACGGGCTACGAGCAGGTGCTGAGCGTCAAGCGTTTAATACTAAAATCCAAGGCAGTGCCGCAGATATTATTAAGATTGCTATGGTTCGCGCCTGGAACATGATTCCAAAAGAAGCAAAGATTATACTCACAGTTCACGATGAACTAGTATTAACTACACCAGCAGAACTTGCTGATGAAACTGCAGAAAAACTGCGCCAAGCGATGGAAGAGATTGAGGTTTTAAAAGTGCCTTTAATTGCTGACATCACAATAGTAGATAGGTGGGGTGAGGCAAAGTGACCTCTTGGCCATTTGTAAATCCAGATGAGGATGGGGACATCCACAAAATACCAGTTAGTACATTATATAGATGGTACCTGTACGATACCCTAGGCGATGAAGCTAATCAATATATTGATGTGTTTAACTTATCACCTGTCAGTGAAGAGGGCGATGAAAAAGAGATTGAAGAGTCGGAACGCAGACTAGGCGTAATAGATTCACTACTTCCATTTATTTCGCTATATGCAACTATGACGGCGCAATGCTCGTTCGAAGCACACCGCAAGGAGATGTTAAAAATTCCGGGTGTTACTGAAAGTGTGTTAGAATCTAGTGCAGATACTTTAAAAGAGTTTTATAGCGCATTAACTTTTAATGGTCTAGTGTCAGCTTTTGCAGCTGCTGTTGACCTTAAATTAGTTACATTACCAGGATTTAGAACAGGAATCCAAAAGGAGAAAAATGAACAGTAGTTCATGGTGGGCAGATAAGCTCGGTACACCAAGACAATCGCAACCACAACCTAGATTACCGGAGCAACAGGTTCCGGTAGTAAACCCAGGAGTAACCCCACAGTACCCAGGGTATACGCCTAATCAAGGATATCCACCGGTAACTCAGCAACCTGTATATAACCCAGAGCTAGAGGGACACAGATTGCCAGCTAGCGCAATGACACCAAGTCGTTGTCCAAACTGTTCCAGCGGTAACTATGGCAAGATGACCCCAGAGACAGCCCCACGTTGCTATGACTGCGGATATCCAATTCAACAGTCAGGCTCAGGTATGCCAGGAGTTAGAATTCCTACAAACGGAAATACTGAAGCTGCTAAGCAAATCAGTACCCAAAATAATTTTAATCCAAATACGATCATCGATAGGATTGGCTAATGTCACTTCAAAAAGTTCTAGCACAAATTAATAAAAAGTATGGCGAAAACACCGTTGTACTAGCATCAGACGTAGCTGCACCAACTCGTTTTACATCAGGTTCATTGTCGCTAGATATGATTTTGGGTGGAGGTTGGCCAACCAACCAGTGGCATGAAATTATCGGTGAGGCAAGCAATGGTAAGACTGCTTTGGCACTTAAGACCATTGCCGCTAACCAAAAGCGTGACCCTAACTTTACAACTATTTGGATTGCTGCTGAGCAGTGGGTACCAGAGTACGCAGAGATGTGTGGCGTAGACCAAACTCGCGTTCACGTATTTACCAGCAATGTCATGGAAACAGCCCTTACAGCGGTCCTAGAGTTCATTGAAACCAAAGAAGTAGACTGTGTGGTAATTGACTCACTTCCAGCCCTCGTGCCTTCAGCAGAAGACGAGAAAGAGATGGATGAGTTTACCGTTGGCCGTGGAGCTATGCTTATGGGCAAGTTTTTCCGCAAGATGGAAAAGGCGGGTAAACGTGACCTACTAGGTGGCGAACGTCCTTTCATCGGTCTAATCATCAACCAGTTCCGTATGAAGATTGGTGTCATGTATGGTGACCCTCGTACCACTCCAGGCGGAGAGGCTAAAAACTATTTCTTCTTTACTCGTATTGACGTTAAGCGTGACGAGTGGATTGAGATTGGCACAGGCCAGGAAAAGCGTAAAGTTGGTCAGACTATTAAGTTCCAAACTAGAAAGAACAAGTCAGCTCCTCCGGGACAAACTGCCTTTGTAGATTTCTACTTCGACGACGGCTCAGGCATCGACAAGGGCGAGTATGACTTTGCTAAAGAAATCGTATCGCTAGCAATCATTAATAAAATTGTTACACGCGCTGGCGCGTATTACCGTTATTCAGAACGTCAGTGGCAGGGTGCAGATGCGTTGCTTAATTCAATTCGTGAAGAAGTTGATTTGCAAGAGCAGTTGACTAAGGACGTGATGAGCACCCTAAAGGGAGTGCTATAATGCCTAGAGTTAAGTTTATTAGAGCCTGCTCCATTATCGACTGTGCTGTAGACCATTATGCTAAAGGATTTTGTAAACAGCATTACATGGCTGCAAACAGGGAAAAGTTTAATCCTAGTAAAAATCCAAATAAGCCAGCGGCACCAGAGTTTGACTATGAAGACTTTTGGCAATTTGTGAAGAAAGAATTAAAAATTGGCTAAATCAGAGGGTCAAAAGCAATCCCTTAAACACGAGAAGCGTCTTGCCAAAGCTGTCGGAGGTCAACGTAATGTTGCCTCCGGCGCTTTTTGGTTTCGTAAAGGTGATGTCAGGTCTCAAGACCTTCTAATTGAGCATAAATGGACCGGTAAAAAGTCATTTACCCTTAAGTCAGATATCCTAGAGAAGATTACCACTGAAGCCCTCCTAGACAGTCGTACGCCTGTTTTAGGCATAAGCCTAAATGACGTTAATTATGTAGTCATGGACGAAAATGACTTTTTAACTATGCGCGAGTTTCTGATACAATGTATAGAGGAGCACACGGAAGAGAAGTGACCCTACCATCGGAGTTCATTTGTCCAACCCCTTTATTAGCCTATTTTCTGAGCCGGAAGAGTGGCAAAATCAAGCCAAGTGTGGCACTAGAGACTATAATGAAATCACTAAAGAATATACGTCTGTGTATGACCCAGACTTGTGGTTTCCGCCTCGTGATAAAGATTTATATAAACCAATAGCAGATAGAGCTAAATCAATTTGTTTTGGTAGAGATGGTCGCGGAGAATGCCCTGTAAGACTACAGTGTTTAATGTTCGCAGATAAGACCGAAGAGGTGCACGGAATCTGGGGCGGAATGAGCCACAGAGAAAGAAATGCACTAAAGCGTAAAGCAGAAAAACAAGGAACCACTCTAGAAGAACTTGCAAAAAAATCTAGTAGACAAACTTAAAAAAGTATGCTAGGTTCTTCAGTGGAGGAAATAAAATATGCCAGATAAAAAACTGAAAAAGATACCTGCCGGTGCACTGAAGAACTTTGTAGATGCGGGTAAAGCAACAACTAGAGTGATTAGCAAAGTTGAACGCTTTGTATTATCACAGCCAATTGATAACTCGCGTGCATTTAACGGGCTACATCCATCAGCCATGGTAAGCGAATACTGGTGCCATCGTGCATCCTATTTCCACTTAAAAGGAAATATTCCAGCCCCACAAGACCGTAACTTTAAACGCGAATTAATTTTTGCGCAGGGTCATGGAATCCACAATACGTGGCAGAACTGGCTACGCGACATGGGTAAGCTGTATGGCGTTTGGAAATGCCTTAACTGTGACGCACACTTCTGGGATACTAGCCCAGTAAACTGTGATGCCTGCCAAACAAATGGTCCATTGGTATATAAAGAAGTTCCAGTAGAACACAAGCCACTAATGATTACCGGCCACTCAGATGGTTGGTTAAAAGGGTTCGGCGATGACCTAATGCTTGAAATTAAGTCAGTAGGTGCCGGTACATTTATGTGGTACGACCGTTCAGCCTGGTTTGCAGGCGATCAGAATTTTGATTCGGCCTGGAAAAATCTTAAAGCCCCATTCTCAGCCCACATTGCCCAGGTACAGTTGTACATGAAAGTATTAGAACTATCTGGTCGTACAGATGTTCCACAGGAGGCTGTGCTTATTTATGAGGCAAAGCCTACGCAAGATGTAAAAGAGTTTGTAGTTCGTAAGGATGATTGGGCAATTCAAACGATTATCGATGGCGCGCAACTTGTGGTAGACTCACTAGATAAGAATGTTGCACCAGATTGTAATATCGGTGGTGCGCTAAAGTGCAAGCAATGCGGAGGGTTCAATGAGTAAGACAACTTTAATTACAAACGACACTAGCAAGTATATCTTGGATATGCTTGATGAGCAAGGTCTATCAGTAGACCGTGAAACATATATGCCGCGTCCACAGCTACCTGCTGATATTACAGAGCTAGATGATGAAGACCTAATGCGTTTGTATACCCATCTGTCGGCATATAGCGAGTTCTTAGGAACTCAGCTAGCCTGCGCAATCATTGATGAAAAAGACGCAGAGCGCAATAGAGATTACGCTGAGTCAGAGGCAATGCTACGTCACCAGACAAACAATGCCAAGACCACAGTGACTATTATCAAGGCCCTAGTTGATGGCGACCCTACACTTGCAGAAGTTCGTCAAGAGGCCCTGGTTAAGTATTCGTACCGTAAGATGCTAGAAACCATGGTAAACAACTATGAGCGTAGCACTGCCGTATGTAGTCGTGAACTAACTCGTAGAACATCTAGCGATAACTTTAAGACTAGAAGTCGTAAGTTTACCGCATAATGGCAAAAGATAAAGTATTTGGACCAGGCTTGGGGTTAGATGTAAATAACATCGCTATCGGCATAGACCAATCTTATTCAGGATTCGGAATAACTGTACTCGATGTAGATGATGTATCTGACTATAAAACTACTGTATTTAAAGCAGAAGGACTACACGTTGACCGTTTAGTCTGGATTCAAGAAAAACTTACAGAAGTGATGGACTACTATACTTATTATAATAGGCCTTCGTCAATCACCGTAGCTATGGAAGGTTATGCCTTTGGTACCACAATGGCCCATATGCTAGGTGAGTTAGGTGCCATAGTAAAATTGGTGTGCTATAACGAGCTGGATGGGTTTGAGGGAAAATATCCATACATTATTCCGCCAACTACTTTAAAGAAGTACATAACTGGAAAAGGCACAGGGGTACAGAAAAACCAAATCCTTTTAAATGTGTACAAGAAATGGGGCGTAGAGTTTAATGATGACAACGCCGCAGACTCGTATGCCCTAGCTATGCTAGCTGCAGGTAAAGGTTCCCTGGCCTACGAGCTAGAAATCCTGGAAAAGATTAAGGGACCTAACTTTAGGGAAAAGCCATAATGTGGTCCGCATTCAGTAATGGTGTAAAAAAACGATTATTTGTAATTCGAATATTTGCATATTTAATAGCCAGAAGTTATTTAACTATTGATAAACAAAATGCAAGAATAAGAGAATTAGAAAAAGAATTAAAAAGTAGGAGAAGGTAAATGTTAGAAACAATTGCAGCAGTCGTGCTTGCCATAGCAGTATTAGTTTTAAGTATTATTTTATTAGCCGCAGTGATGACGTTCCTAGGCGTAGTAAAAGGCGTAGACCTAGAGCACCTGCACGACGATGACCTCGAATAAAAATTTAAAGGGCACAGGACTAACAGGCTGGTGCATAACCGGCCATCACACTACCTGCCCAGTAGTGATAAAATTTACTACAGGAACAATAGATGAAAAAGTGTGTAGCTGCGAATGCCACACAGAACAAGGAGAATAACATGCCCATGCCCGTAGATGTACCAACAAATATCCTAGGACCATTTAGAGACCTAGATGAAGCACAGCAGGAATTTATCCGTAAATCCGGACCTACAACTCAAGAGCTAAGGGAACAACTTATTCAAGATAATTTTGAAAAAGCGCTAGCAGCTAAGTTTTTAGAGGCTGAAGAATTATTAATTAAAAAGCACAAAGACTATGGGCCAAAGAACATTAGCCAAAGTCCTGGTGGACCATTGAACGGCCTTAGAGTACGTATGCACGATAAGCTGGCCAGAATCAATCACCTATACGATAGCGGAGCTGAGCCTGAAAATGAAAGCCTGCGCGATAGCTTCATAGATTTGGCGAATTATGCAATTATTGCCCTTATGGTTCTAGACGGTGACTGGGATAATAGAACTATTGAGCCTCAGCCCGACCTTAGAGAAAATTTGGATTGGGCCTAAATTAGCCTATTTTACCCTTATAGTAGTAAATACGGGAGTACTAACTACTTAAAGGAATAATATGTCTGAATCACAAGATGAAGCAGTACTGCGCGTAAGCGCATCTAGCAGCCCGCAGTCAGTAGCCTCAGCAATTGCCCACGCTATTTATGAAAAAGGAACTTGTAAACTCCGTGCCGTAGGTGCGGGACCAGTTAACCAAGCCGTAAAAGCGATTGCTATTGCCAGTGGGTACACAGCACCCCGAGGAATCAGCCTGGTTTGTATTCCAGGTTTCCAATCCGTTGAAATTAACGGAGAAAACATCAGCGCTATAGTGTTTAAAGTAAATTCGGTTAATTAAGCATATTTAACTAATTTACTGTACCGTTATAGTATCAACCATCTTAGGCCAAAGAGGTAAACTATGGACCAACCAAACAGCAAGTTCAAGACTATGGGAACTAGCAATGTTCACGCTAATAACGTATCAGGAGCCCCTGAAAGAGGGAAACTGGTAAAAAAGAAGAACACAGCAGCCGGCAATAACTGGGGTAAAACCGGTGTTAAGCCACGTGTTAAGGTTACAAGCAGAAGTGAACACGGAATTCCTGCTAAGATGCCAGCTTGGAAAGACCCACAGATTGGTCCTACCCAGGGCTCTGGTCGTCTATTCAAAGCAGCAATTAACCGTACTGCCCCTAACTTTACTGATGGCATGTCTGACCACAACTAAGTTAGCCCCCAGAGAACCCGCCGAAAGGCGGGTTTTTTATTGCCCTTGACAAATCAAAAATTATCAGCGATAATCAGTGTAGGTCACAAATGAGTGTGACTACAGCCGAGAGAAGGTTTATGTTAATCGATGAGTTAAAAGCACTATCCGCTAAATCCGATATGGTCGGTTGTATAGTTGGCGTTTGGGTAGTTGAACAAGACAAAGAGTTTCAAGAAGTATTTGGCACCCTTATAGGTAAGCCTAACTTGAACATGTCAGAGGCATTTAAATTAATTAAAAAATACTATCCAGATGTGCCGTTTAAACAAACGTCATTTAATTACCACATCCGAGGAGTCTGCACTTGTCTGACAGCTTAGCCAAAGAACTAGCGAAACTTTTAAGGGAAGACCCAGTAAAAGAATTTCCAATCCTACAGGCACAAAAAATGACAATTAAACCGTCAACTATTATTAAGCCAAAAAAGGGAAAGAACGAGTGGAAGTTAGCTGCTTTGCTACCGGACACCCAAATCGGTTATCGTGTATATGAAGACGGTACAGTAATCGAATTCCATTCCGAAAAAGCAATTGATATTGCCCTACAAATCCTAAACTATGCGCACCAACAGTTTGGCGTTGACACAGTAGTTAATCTAGGCGATACCCTAGACCTACCCGCACAGAGCCGTCACCACCAAGAGATTGCGTTCCAGAACTCGACTAACCTAGCCATCCAGCGCGGTTACGAGTACCTAGCCGCCCAGCGTGCCACTGTACCGGATGCGGAAATTGTATTCCTAGAAGGTAACCACGACTGCCGTATATATAAGTATTTGGCAGAAAACGCGCCAGCGGTGTCAAATATGCGCCAGGCTGGAACTACCCCAAGTGATTGGCCAGTAAACAGCCTGCCACATCTGTTGCGTATGGATGAACTTGGAATCAAGTATGCCAGCGGATATCCGGCAGGAGAGTACTGGCTAAACGAGAACTTGCGCTGTATCCACGGTGACAGAGTTAATTCAAGCGGTAGCACTGCAATGAAATATATTAATTCAAACCACCATGTTTCCGTAATTTATGGGCACATCCATCGCATTGAAATGCTGTACCACACGAACCATACAAGCACTGGCCCAGGCCGTAACGCTGCGTTTAGCCCTGGATGCCTATGTCGCGTAGACGGGTCTGTACCGAGCGTTAAAGGCGGAATTACCCCTAATGAGAAGCCAGTTAAATACTGGGAGAACTGGCAACAGGGCGTTGGATTTGCGTGGTACAAAGATACGGGTGAGTTTACCTTGCTATCAGTACCTATCCTAGATGACTGGGCAGTATTTATGGGCCAAGAGTTTAGAACACATATTCAATAAATAGCGCCTAAACTATAGGTATGCCGAGTCAAAACGTCCAAAGCCTCGGTGCCAATGGTTTATATGGCACCTATACCACCTACGGAGGTGGAGGCGTACCTGTCGCTCGTTCAGAGCTTGACTACTTACGCATGGGTGTTGGTCGTGAGCCGTCTGCGGAATATCCAGATGGTTATTTAGGCACAATCAGAACTCGCCGCGATGATCGTGGTCGCCCTAATAGCGTATCTGAGCAGGTCCTTGATGGACTAAAAGTACGCCAAACGCAACGTGGTTATCAGCGCGGCGTTCATCGCGGCGAGCGTATTGACCCGAGTGATTACTACTTGCCGCCCCAGTTCGCAGAGAACCGTGGAATTATGAGACAAATGGCTGCCGCTAAAAAGGGTAAGCCAACACCACGTTTTGCACCAGCCTTCTCACTAGCCCCAGCCCCTCACCTTGTAAATGATGGTAAGGCAAATACCCGTTCCCACGCCCCGCTAGAAATGAACGAAGTCCGAAAGACCCAGTTGCGCGGCCTAAGCCCACAGTGGAGATAATATGGCATTTTTAGCAGCATTTGGTGAATTAGGTGCAGCGGCTGAAGGCGCAGCTGCAGCTGAGGGCGCAGCTGGTGCAGCCGAAGGTGCAGTTAGCAAAGGTAATGCACTAAATAAGCCTGGTATGCAGCAACTTAGCAGTTCAAATGGTAAAGAGAAAAAAGAATTACCGAAAGAGACATTGAACGATGAAGCAGCTGCCGCAAGTAGAGTAGCTAATTTTGAAATAGGAAAGTCTGCATAATGGATACCCCACAAACAGGAACTATGACCGATAGGTCAGTAGATAAAGAAGCTGAAAAGTCTGATGGTGCTGTCGTAGCCATGCCAAGCGAAAGCCGTAAAGAGGCCTTTAGCACTGGCATGGGAAATAGTAATTACGGAGTTTAAATGCCTAATACCCCAGATGGTAAATATGGATATAGGGCATGGGATAAGCCTGTAGGTGTACCAAAAGAAGCTGCAATGCCTCCACAAGAGTACATTGGCCCTTTTGCAAGTAACAGTGAGAGATTGGTCACACAAGCCCTTAAAGTCGGTAATTTGACTGGCCAAGAGATACAGCAGTATGTCCGTCCGCCACTACCACAGGTGCAGTTATTCCCACAGCGTTTTGGATACGAAGTTAGCGAATACGGTATCAGAGACATCGTAGAACTTACAGGACGACCACAGACTCGCGTAGATTACTCACAGCAGCCTACAACCACAGAATCCACAAGCACAAACGCGTTAGGAAATACTTAATATGGATTTACGCATGATTGACCCAACAGGTGAAGGCACATCATTTCCTTCACCATACCCAGCAGACGCAGGCCGCACAAGTTATAATGGGGATAGTAACTGTAAAAGCTGTGGACTTATTCTAAACCCAGTTCAGTCACTTAACTCGGACCTTTGCCCGTCTTGCTCAAGACGTACCGCAATAAATCGCGTTAAAAATAAGATGGTCTAAGGAGACAATCATGGCAGTAAATAAATCACGTTCAGAGAACGAGAGCCTAAAAGAAGGCGCGACTGACGGTAAGTACCGTAAGCGTCGCCCTAACACAACCGTAGCTCCAGGACAGGGTGATCAGACTGTTGCGCAAAACCGCGCAGGTCTACACCCATACATGAATTACGGTTTTATCAACAGTGAAGACCCTAACAAAGTAAATCCAGGAAAGTAGACAAAATGCCAGAATTTCATGACCGCCGTACAGGTGAAACCCACCAACTTGGAGTAAGTATTGAGGGCGTTCACTACCCAAGTTCTAGAGATGCAGTTAATGGGCCAGAGGCCACTAAACAACTTAATGAAAAGTACAAAGGTAAGCCTATTAGAAAAGCCCTAGCAAAAACCGCATTAAAGGTACTAGCAGCAGGAATGGATTTTGCTGATAAAAAAGCAAATAAATAATCCTTAAAAAGACACAGGAAATTAACTATTATGCCTAGAAGACCTAATCCAGCGACAATTATTACTGCCAGTAATAAAGAAATTAAACGCGGAAAAGAAATCGCAGCGTCTGGTGGAGACCAGGTTAGCGATGCGCCATTAAAAGCATCCGAAGCTGGCTTAAATGTAGTAAATAAAAAAACAAATTTAAGCCCAGCTGCACAAGCTAGATTAGACGCAAAAGGCACAGACTTAGACTTCAATGTTAATGCTCTAGCGCGTAAAGGCGCACAAAAGTTAATGAAGCCTAAAAAAGCAAGAGTTAATATAGGTGCAATATCTGGGGAAACTAGGTTTGGGTCATCCGCTAGAAAAATAATGAGCCCAGAAACCACCAGTAAATTTGAAGAATTAGTTGCCAATTACCACAATAGAACAGCTGGCTCTGCACCGGCTGAGGGCCACAAAAGAACAATTCATTCGATGCTAAGAACAGAAGGTGCGCCAGACATCAGGGGAGCAATGAAGATACCTTGTTCTGTAGTAGGATGTAAAGGCACAACAACTATTGGAAGTAATTTAGGTTCAGGGCTTACTCATAAAGAGTTAAGCGAAGGAAAAAATGCTCCTAAAGTTCCTCACAAATTTATGAAAGCGGAACTTGCTGCGACAGGTCAAGAAGAAGGCGGACAAAGCGAAGGCTATAGATGTGTAGGCTGTACTACTGCGCCTAAACAAGGCTCTGTTGATTTATGGGAGTCTATGGGAGATACTGAAAAAACAAGAGAAGTCGCAAAAACTAAAGTTAGAAAAGATAGAAAAGCTGCTAATAAGCGTACTGCTTTCAGTAAAGTTGAAACTAGAAATTTGAATGACAAAAAACCAAAAAACAAGTAACCACTAGTATAGTATGATAGGCTAAATACCTATTCTAACAGGAGCATTATATGTCTAAAAAAGAAGAGCAAGAGCCCTATTTCCGCCTATTGGTCTGTAAGAACTGTCGTACCATTGACGAATTACCCTCAGCCGAGGAAGACCCAGGCGATACCCTTTTAAACATTACGGTAGAGCGCCACGGTGATATGCACTATGGCCGTCTATGGAACGTGCCTAAAGCCGTTTGGATGACACCAGCCCTTAAAGAAGATGTTATTAAGCAACTGTCTGGTGGCGAAGGTGATGGTCTAGGTCTGCCTTTCTATAATACTCGTATGCAGTTTGCGGAAGACGCTATGACCTGCTACAGTATTCATAACCGCCCAAAGGGTCAGTGCCCTGATTATAAGTCAGACAAAAAGAAACTTTCGGCAGGCACTGAACAAATGCGTAAGGCTGAAAACCTAAATAAGTACGCGGGACCTACAGTGTATCTATGCGACTTCTGCCCAGTTAAATCATTCAATATGGTAAAAACCCACGATAAAATCAAAGCATTCGACTAAAAGGAATATAAAATGTCAGAAGAAACACAGAACAAAACCACCGCTCCAGAGGTACCTACCTTTGAAACAGGCTTTTTAGTGGTTAAGGCTAAGACAGGCGCTTGGCATGTACTTACAGACCTATCCGCTCCCCTTTCTATAGAGCGTGAAACTACCCTTAATGAGGTCCGCGTAGGCTCCTCAGAGGTCGCTTATTCACTAGGCCAACAGCAACTGGCTGCTTTGATTATAACCGCCCTAGCACCCCAGCCCGAAGGTACAATAGAAGAGTAAACTTACTTCTAGGAGAACCTTATGTTTATCGAAATGTCCTGTAAATGCGGCGCGATGATTCAAATTGACGGGTTCAATGAAAGCTTTACTCAATTTACCACAGTCCGATTTCTAGAGGCCCATACTGGCTGCGGTTTTGTAACCCCAGTAAAGCATGAAATGCCTGAACGAACAGTCAGAAAAGAAATGGACATTAGGCAAATTGTGCCTCTAGACGATGACGAGGATTAAATGCTAAACCCAAAAAACACATCTTATTTCAGTGAACCATCTGCTGTACTAGACCCGCGACTATTTAAAAGCGATAAGGTACAGCCTTCAGTTCGCTCTGCTGTTTTACAATTACTATTTAACCATTTAGACAAATACTATACAAGTAGTAATGCCTGGGCACATGTCTGGCTAGCTGGTTCAGGCGTATCCTATAACTGGGCTGCGCATAGAGACCCAGGTGACTTAGACTGTTTAATTGGAATTGACTATAAGCGATTTAGAGAAGCAAATAACCAATTTACAGGACTAAGCGATAAAGAAATCGCATCAACTCTTAACGAGGGCTTCCGAGCCGAACTGCACCCAATTACAAATGAGTTTCTGGGTTCTTTTGAACTAACTTTTTATGTAAATGTTCATAGCAACATTGTGGATATTAAACCTTATGCCGCCTACTCTTTGACCGATGACGATTGGACTGTTGCTCCAGCACCATTAAAAGTTGAAGCTAGCTCTGCTTGGAAGAACGCCACAGAGAACGATAGGATTCAAGCAATTGATATCCTAACTAAATATCAAAATGCTAAAACTAAATATGAGCAAGTAAATAACGAAGCTCTAAAAGCAAACGCCAGATCCGAAATGCGAATTGCTATGGCTCAAGGTATCGCTCTATACGATAGTGTTCACCAAGGGCGTTCTTCAGCCTTTAGTCCATCTGGCGAAGGCTATTCAGATTTTGCTAATTACCGCTGGCAAGCAGGTAAGCAGTCTGGAGTAATCCAAGCCTTACGTTCACTAAAAGATGAGATGGACACCCAAGACGCAGCACTAAATCAGTCACTATACGGAGTAGATTTGCCAGACGCGAGTACGCTTATTCGCCGCGCTGCAACTCGTCGTACTATCTAAGGATTAAATTGGCAATTGTTTTATTCATGGATGGCGTATTGCGGTCTGACTCTAAAGTCCCTATTTATGAGGGTATTTCTCTATATAAATCTTTAAATGTAAATGGTACTGTAATGCTTGCGTGCGCTGACCAGGACGAAGCTGCGCGTTGGTGTAAGGAACATAAACTTACAGATATAGACGGATTTATCTCTAATAAGACTGTTGGGGAATATGAGGACAAAGACTTTCTCAAGATTAAACACCAGCAAGCTTCCGGCCCGCTGCATCTGGTCGTAGTAGCAGACATAGAATTAGCAAAAACCTGTTTACAAAATGGTATAAAGACATTACTTTGGTTACATCCAGTATATTTAAGCCCTAAATTTAGGCCAGATGGAAGAGTAGGCCGCAAGAGTTGGGATGACCTTGTAGGCGAACTAGACAGACAAGTAGAACTAATGGCAGAGGATAACCGACTATGAATATCGTATATTTAGGGGCAGAAGTTCCTAGCAACAGAAGCATTCTTGACCACTCAAACGCTAAAAAGGTTGGGGTAAGTTACTGGGGCGTTGTTCGTAGAGGACTACCTAAGACAAAGAAGTATTTACTAGAAAACTATTTTAAAGACGATGTAGAACTCTATGTTTTCCCTGGGATACCTGCTTCTACCACGCTTACAGAAGAAGAATTATTGGATTTTTCGGCCGATTATGAGGAATTTATTGCCGATAATTTACACCGAATTACCCTATTTTCGGAAATAAACCACCCTTCAGCCAGCCAAGAGTTCGTCGTACAGCAACGGGTAGCTGCTTGGAACGAAGTAGATGATGATAAGTTCGGTGTCGTCTATACATCAGGAAGCCTAGAGGACTTAGCAACTAGATATTTAAATATCTTTATTTCTGGAGATGTCGCTGAGGCATTGGAGCCTATTTGTAGAAAGTTCTCCTCTCAACATGGAACTAAGTTCCATATCTTAGGCTCTATCAAGCCTGATAAGTTCCGTAACTCCCCTTTTGAGACAACCAGCACTCTCGCTTGGCTTTCGCCTATGATGAGGGGCGAAACTATTGTATGGTTCGGTAATCAACTACACCGATACCCTAAGCGTATGAAAGAACAGGCTCGCTCTCGTTACAAGGCTGCTTACGAGGCTGCTAACTTAGACTTTGATAAAATACTTGCCGATGACGCTGTGGAAATCTCTAAATTGGCTGTATGGTCTTACCAACAGTTAGAACTTTGGGCAAATAACTCCTCTCATATATCAGATACAAGTGACTCAAACTTACCTGCCAATTTCTCTCAAACACCCCCCTCTAATGCTGATATATCAGGTACGGAATCAAACAAACTTATCACAAGAAATCCTGCTGAAATTCGCCCTCTCCCTGTGCTTGGAGTGGAAGTTTCTAGGGTAATTGAACAAGATGAAACTGGTCGTGATGTAATCAAAGAGGTTCCAGTTATTCGCTCTAACAGCACCAGTTTAAGACAATGTAACACTTGTTTTGTAAAGGATAACTGTCCTGCTTTTAAGCCTGATAACGCTTGTGCGTTTAACCTGCCAGTAGAGGTAAAAACCAAGGAACAACTTAAGGGCTTAATCAACTCTCTCCTTGAAATACAAGGGCAACGAGTGGCATTTGCCAAGTTTGCCGAGGACTTAAATGGTGGATACCCTGACCCAAATACAGGCCTAGAAATGGATAGATTCTTTAAAATGTTAAAAACAATTAAGGAATTAGACGAGAGCAAAGAAATTATGAGAGTGACTATGGAACGTGGAAGTTCTGCTGGAGTTCTCTCAAGTTTATTCGGTGAAAGGGCTCAAAAATTGACCGAATTGCCTAACAATGGCCTCAATGAAGAACAGACAAACGAGATAATTAAGAAGATAAATCCAACCGATATATAGTTGATATATGTGCCTATTTTTAGCGTCAATGGCACTTCCCAGAAAATCGCCAACTCAACAACAATGACGGCTGCGTAAAACGATCCGGAAGTCCAACGCACAGACTAAAAACCGTATAATTTATTGCTATTATCCATTTGTTTAATTCCCTTTTAGAAAAAATCTCTCTCTATTATTTCGCTCAGCTCATCAGAACTTCCAGGCAAAGAAAAAAGCCCCTATTGCTAGGGGCTTAAATCTCTCTCTCTTTATCTCAATAGGGCATACGCCATATTTATAGCGAAGGATAATAGGATATACGGACCTAGGGGAACAGTCTTGTATCTATTTATTACAATAACGCCCAGATTATCCAGCAACAGTAGAAAGCCAATGCCTACGATTACCAGTAGAAACAGGGTGGCTGGAAACATAAGACCTGCCATAGCCGAGAACCAGCCAACGATTAGGGTCAGGGCTGTTGCGTATTTAACATCGCCCATGCCTACATAGTCTATAAAGTTTAGGCATAGCCCTAGGATAAAGACACCGAAAGCCAGTGCGAAAGCCAGCCCCAGTTCTGCCCACTTGCCCTGCCATATTGCTAGGGTCAGCCAAGACGCTAGGGTCAGTAGGATTAGAGGCGCGACTATTTTATTAGGTAGCCTTTGCTCTTTGAGGTCTATGACTATGAGGGGAATCGCTGTTACTACCACATAAATTACAGGTAATAGGCTTATTATTTGAGTTATCATTTGTTTATCTTTCTTGCTCTTTTAGCAGTTTCATACTCTCTCTTGCGAGCAAGTATCTTATCTAATTTGATTTGCTTTGCTAGGGTTAAAATCTCTTGCTCGGTCATTTAGTAATCTTCATCTCTCTCTGGCATATTATCTAAATAGTCCTGTCGGTGTTCGCCCTCGCTGGCTTGCTCTGCGTAGTAATAGCCAGCACCCTCGCACTCGGGGCAAGTAACTCCGTCTAACTCTCCTAGCGTGTCGCACTCTTTACAGCCACGCCAGCATAGCGAGCAATAGTCCTCTGAACAGTCACGCTCGGGGTCTGTGTAAGGACCCTCTAGCCATGCGTCATAACTACTCATTTGTTTCCTCTCCCTCAATGTCTATAACATCTACATCTTGACTAAATAGGGTTACTGCGTCTATCTCAACGCCCTCTGACCACCATTTCTTTTGCGATAGGTCTAGGACTTCGCCCCAGTCCTCTCCCTCTTTGGTAGTAATCTCCCAGATTTGTCTTACCTCAACTGTATATTTAGGCATTAGTTTTCCTCTCTTAACTGGTGGCAACTGTCGCATAATCCGTCATTACCAGCCCTCTCTAAACTAGATAAAGGCTCGTCACAGTCCTCGCACATGAACTCTCTCATATGTTCATAGACTTCATCACTTATAACCTCGCTGACTTCGCTGAACAGGTCATAGCCCTCTAATATCGTAACAACCTTGCCAAACACTTCTGGCGTAGGGCTAGGCGTTCCGTCAGCGAACTCCAAAGTTTCGGCAAGCCAATAGGCACATATAATAGGCTGGTCTTGGTTCTCAATAGCCGAAAGTTGTTCTACAACATCTTTAACTGTAATCATTATCTATCTCCATTTATGATGTCTAGTTCCTCTTGCGTAAAGATTTCTCTCTCGCTTTCCTCTAAATCTACAACCTCTACTAGACTTACCCAACCCTGATTTATAAAGTTATGCTGGTTGTTCTTAATAAACTTATGTAGTTCAGCCATAAAGTTTTCGGCTGTATCGGTTGCGTCATCTAAATCGGTAGCGTCAGTTTCTACTGTTATCGCTATCTCTATTTCGTATTTAGCCATTTGATTCTCTTTCACTCTCGTAATCGCTTTCCCAGTAGGTCAAGTCCTCGCCAGCCAAAATAGCCTGAACATACTCATACTTATCGCTATCGGCTAGGCAGTCAAGCACGAACCAATGGAACCTACTAAGTTTATTAGGGTCAAACAGGATAATACCACCCTCGCCATACGAGCCGTCAGCAGTTACCCAACCTGCGTAATAATTATCTTGCCAGTTGTCTTTTCCCATAGCCATTAGTTACGCCACTCCTCGCCAATAACTTTCATTAGAGCATTAGGGCTTACCTTTAGAACAGAGCATAGGGCAGACATAGTGCCACTAGGAATCTCTCGCTGTAAGTGAAAGTATCTTGATAGGCTTGATTTCTGGAATCCAGTAGCGTTAGCAAACTGATTAAGCGACTTGTATCCAAGTTTTTTATAGCGTGCTACGAACCATACCCAAGCAATATCGGCTTGCTTTTTAGTTTTTACCATTTGTTTCTCCTGTTTTCTTATTTGTAATGGTGACTTCTACATTTACTTCATAGAATCTCTCAACCAGTTCCCTTGCTGTTTCCCAAGTTCCTAGGTCAATGTAGGTTCCGTTGTGTAGTTCAGCCAGTTCGTCAGCCAAGCGTTCAGCCAACTCCCCTAGCGTTAGGTGCTTTACATATTTAGCCATTTGATTTCCTTATTTCCTCAATTAAGTCAGGGTCACCAAACTCCTTGATGAACTCCTCAACTGTATAAACTCCACCACGATAAGCGACCATGCCTGTATCAAGACCGACTACGATAGGTGGATTATCGTCAGAATTGCTTAGGCTGTCCACAGAGCCAATACCAAAGCCAGTAGAGCCTTTATAGCCCCCCTGAACGATAGCGAACTCATAGAACAGTTGTGCTGTTAGATACATAGGGTCGTTCAGCCTATCGGTCATGCTAAGAACATTTACTACTGCCGACAGGTTATCCTCACCTGCCCAATGTCCGTAAAGATGTATCGGGCTTGTTAAGCCCTCGCTTGTAATGTAGATAGAACTTCTATCGCCCATTTTTCTTGCCTTTCTTGTTGCGTTGGTTTTTAGGTGCGGGTTCAGTTGTGAAATGTAGCCAGATAAATCCTATGGCTAGGGATAGCAAGTATACACCCACTACCCCTGCCACAGCAAGACACGCTATCTGATTCATAGTCTAGTGCTTATCCAAAGTGGTCTTGATAACGCCCTTGACCACGCCTTTAGCGACCTTGACTAAATCATCAGGGTCGGTAACCATTTGGAACAGGTCTGCCCCATGAGCCATACGAGTAAAGTAATCCTCGCCATAGTAGGTAGCCCAGTAGTAGTTAGGGTCGCTTGTATCTGTAATAGGATTATTAGCATATTCGTTTATGTGCCTTAGCGTGTGTTCATCAGCGATATAAACGACAACAACATAACAGCCTTGTTCTTGTAATCTAGCGATTACTTTTTCGCACTTGTCGGTGTTAGAGAACTCCCCGTCTGTAAGGATAAATACTAATTTGGTATTAGCATTTGATAATTCCATAATCCTATTTGTTTCTACCAAAGCAGAATAAGGGTCGGTGCCACCAGTAGTATCAGGAATACGAACCACATTTGCCTTAGCCTTTTCATCTCGGCTAGATAGGGTCTTGCCGATATCACTAAAGGTTAGCAACGATACTTTTCCGTCAATTTTCTCAATAGCACGCTTAATAATCCAGCCAGAACGACTAGCAGAACCGATTTGGCTATACATAGAACCAGACCTATCAACAAGAACACTAGCCTCAATTTGATAATCGTCAGAACCCTCACGCCACCTATCAAACAGTTTATTTATGTCGTTGATATCAGCGTTCATGGCACGCTTAACATTTAACTTGCCACTAGGCACCTGTCTAATCCAAGCAGGGTCACACTCAATTCTCAAGCGTTCTAGTTCACTAGCAAAACGCCTAGCAGTATTGACTTCCTTAATAGTAGGCTCGTCAGAACTAGCACGACCTTTAGGCAGAATAGACTTAACACTTCTATCCTTGATAATAGCGTTCATGGTGTCCTTGACCTTTTTAGTCAGACCCTTATCAGCCTTGGCTCGTTCTACTTCAGCCTTAATAAGTTCAGTTAGTTCATCAGAGATGATATTAAAGTCAGACTTATCAGGCTTGTTATCACTATCCTCGGTTTCACCAGTATTGCCTTTACCAGCCTTGCCCTTGGTATCATCATCAGATTCAGGGCTTTTGCCACTAAAATCTAAATCAGCCTTATCACCTTTATCGCCACTAAGTCCGTCTTGTTCTTTCTCACCGACAGGTCTGCCATTTTTTAGAGGGTCACGACCAGAGCAAGACCAGCCTTGACAGGTAGAGCCATAGTTCTCGGGTAGCATTTCGGCTAGTTGGTTGATTAGTTCTATGCCCCTATCGTATTGGCGAGGATAGACCAGACTTCTATATTCATTTACGATATTAAATATAGTTTTAGTCTTTTCTGCCCCATATTTAGCCATATGAGCATTTGCCGATAGTTGTCTAACCTCTTGTGAGAAATACCTACGACCAGCCAGCAGAACAAAGTTGTCGGCAAGGTTAATAGGATTATCAAGCAAGTATTCGCCTACTGTCGCAATAAGGAAAGGTCTAACGCTTGGATATTTAGCAACGAGCATAGTTTCAGCACGATTATCCTCAAGCATATTAAATGCTATTTTCCTATTTGGATATTCGGTAATAACATCTCGTTCCCATACCCACTCGTCAGGAGTTCCAGCGTTCATAACTTCTTTAGTGACTGTATGTTTCTGTTCCATGACCCACTTACCAAGTTTATTATTTGCTCTTGGTGTGTATAGCAGGTGAGATAGTTCGTGATAGTTCAGACCATTAAAGGTAAGCACCAGTTTTTCATCTAATAGGTTTATTAACTTAGCGTTAAAGGTAATGTCCTTACCATTACTGTAAGCAGGTGTATCACCAGTTTCAGTAAATAAGACATTTACGCCTAGACCAGTCAAAATCCTATCGGCACGCTGGAATATGCTCGCCATGCTGTCTATGGTGTTATTACGCTGTAATAGGGCTTGCGTAATCTTTTCACCATTTTCATCTAGCCAGTCACGATATTCCTTGCGTAAATCGTTGTCGGCTCGCATACGACCTTTCCACAAGTTATCCTCGTCTACACCAGAGGTCTTGGCTATGTGCTGGACTTCTGCCCAGTTATAACTAGCCAGTTTTACTTTTTCAGTATCTACATGGTCGTTTAGGAACATTTGGTAGGCACCCCAGTAGTTATCCTCTAGGCTCATAATCCTAGTCATTTGTGGCTTGCTCATAGTTACTCCTCGTCACTTTCCTTGGCGACCTTGATAGTGATTCCAAAGTCTTTAGCAATACCGACCTTAGCAGTTGAGAACACCAGTTCAACAGCCTCTCGTTCATCATCAGAGAATCCGTTGATATAGGTTCCGATAGCGTAGTCCAAGCCTACATTAGAAATGTTCTTGGTAAGCATTTCTAGCCCTCGGGTAGATACAGGTGTTTCTATCTCGCCCTTGTCGTAGGTATCTCTAAGTTTTTGAGCCACATCTAGCAACGCAACAGACTTGATAAGTTTTTTCTCAATAGCCTTATCATAAGCAAACTCCCACTTGTGAGCAAACCTGTCTTTCCATGCTTGGTTCATAGGGCGAGAGCCACGATACATAGGGTTATGGTCACCGATAATAACTAGGTCAGGGTGAGCCTTGATAACCTCGCCACCATTTTCTAGCAACTGGATTTCTCGTCTATCGTCTAGCAAGCCAAACAAAACTGTTGTGATTCGTTCAGGGATAAAGTCAATTTCGTTCAGTAGTAGAACTCCACCATTTCTTACCAAGTCTGTTACAGGTCCGTCTTGCCACTTATACTTACCAGCAGTTTCAGTTGGAATCCATGACCCGAATAGGTGGCTAGGTTCCAAGCCCACATTGGCAGAAATGTTGTAGTAGCGATAATCCCTAGAACTTGCCCAAGCAAGAACACACATGGTCTTACCAGAGCCAGCGTGACCACGAATCAAAAGGTTCTGGTTGTTCGCCTTGACAATGTCCAACATCTCAAAGTCAGTCATACCAGACTTGCCGACATTTTTTCGGTTGATATAGCGTTCAGCCCACTTCTTATCTGGCACGCTTGCCAGTTCAGACATAACAGGCTTGTTAGATACAGGCAGACCTAGGAAAGTCTGGTCAGGCTCGGCAGTCGCAACAGAGTTGATAGCGACAAAAGCAGGTGCCATTTCCATAATAGGCTTGAGAGATACGCCAGACTTTCTGCGATTATCTCTAAGATACTGGTTCAGGGAATCATCACCAGCGATTAGTTTTGCCTTTAGGTCACCGACCATAATGTCGTGAGCCAAGCCCTCGGTGACTGGAATAGAACCAGCAGACATAAGACGACTTGCTAAGGCTGTTATGTTTCCTGTTTCTGCGAACTGGATATCGCTGTCGCTAAGAACGACTGCGTTAGGTTCAGATGTGATAGGGGAAATCTCTAGGGCAGGGATAAGTTCTCTAACTTGCCATGCCTGACCACGACCACGACCACCAGTAGATAGTCGGGTAAAGGTTAGAACTTCCGTTGCTGTTGGAACTAGAACTGTCTGGTAATTACCAGTAGTAGTAATGCTCTCTACGAATAATGCGATACTCATTTGATACTTTCTGATTTAGTGAAACATAGCCAGCACTTCTGGCTACCCCCTAAGTCTATGCTAGGGGTAGGACATTTTGCTATTTGATTTTGGCTATCGTTATCAAACCTTAATAATAGGAAAAATAGGGGGCTTTGCTATTTATTCTTGTTTTTACCTATATAAGTAATAGAGGAATAGAGAGAGGGATATCTCTACGCTTGGCTATGCCCCCGATAGCCTATCCAGCCTGTTATATATAGCAGATACAGAAATCCCCTAAATAGCGTGTAGGTCTGGGCTTATCCCTAGGCACTTACTAGGCTTATTAGGCAGTAGCCTAAATGGTGGGCGTAGCCTACACTATTCTCTCTCTATAAGTCAATAGGCGTTATCAAATCGTTATACTCTCTCTCTATTAGCACATAGCATAGTTCTCTCTATAAGTCAATAGGCGATTATTACATTTTGATAACGATTTACCTAATAGGCTTGTTGAGTTGGAAGCCTTTAGCCATAAAAAGCGGTTTTCCCTCCTCCGGCAGGCTATGGCTAAAGGCTTCCAACTCAACAAACTTGGTAAGAAAATGCCCCCCAAGCCAAGAGAGAAGTGGCTTGAGGGGCTGGCGAGGCACAGAAAGGGGTGAAATAAGCCTCGCCTGTTAGTAGGCTGGACAGTGCCTACTAATCCTGTTTAGTCTGGTCTGTATCTTGTGGTGTATAGTAACCAAGATAGAACAGTAAGGTATTAGGTGTTACCTTTAGAGCATAGCATAGTTTAGGCACAAACCACAAAGGCATAGGGGCATTTCCTTTTATGTAGTTACCTACAGTTCCAGCAGTCACACCAAACTTGTTTAGTCTTACAAACTCGGCTAAGGACTTGTAGCCAATGCTGGTATAACGATTCTTTATCCAGTTATAGCCAGCCTCGTTACGCTGTCGTTGTGTTTCCCAGTAGTTATGGTATTGAGCCATAATGGTATCTCGGTCACCACTACTTCTATCTATTTCTATTGGTTCAGACATTTCTATTTCTCCTTGTAATAAGTTTGGCTTGTAATACGGATAGTTGGATAATGATAAGGCTTAGTAGTTTTATTAGGCTATTATTCATCATAGTTGCTACAGCACTCCAATAAACAGTAGCCACGCAGTTCCATACCGAGTTCGTGGGTGATTTCTACATCTTGCTCGTAGATGTTGTTTCCGTCTTGCCAGAACGCAGACATAGCGAAACAGTCGTTTTCGTCAATACTAGATAGGCTTATCTTGATAGTAGGGTATTGCTCGGCAAGACTATTTAGAGCCTCTACTGGTGGTGACCACGCACTATACATAGCATAGACCAGTTCTAGTGAGTTCTCAACAGGCTTATCATCAAAAGATAGTTCACCCATTACTTCTAGGTCTAGGGTCGCCTTATCACCGATTTCCCACTTAGTTCCCCAGTTGCGACAGTTCCACTCATACCACTCGTCACCAGTCGCTAAGTCATGTAGTATCTTAGGCAAAAAGTTATCTAGGTTTTCATCTAGGTCGTCAGATAACTCAACAGGTTTATTTAGTTCTGCTAGGTCAGGGTCAGCGTTGATAATGTTGGTGAACTCTGCTTGTTCCTTACCAAGATACGCACTAAGGTTATTAGGCTTTATAATGTTCCATAGCAAGAATACGCCCTCAACCTTTTCCTCTGGATTATGAGGATTAGCATAAGGCTTAGCAAGCCTATTCTTGATTTCAGTAACTATCTCTTGTTCACCAGTAATGGTGACTATACTACTCGCCCAGTTCGGCATTAGTCGTTCTCCTCAATACAAGTGTGGTTATTCCAATCTTGCTCGGCTGTTTCAGAATAGTTATCCACTATAAATCCACAATGATTACATTTAGTCCAGCGTGCCATTAGTTTTCCTCTTTCTCTTTGATTAGTTCTGCTAGGTCATCAGCCAGTTCGTAACCAGTCTGAGTGAACTCTATGTGACCAGTTAGGGTGTCTTGTCCGTCTGCGACAAACTCAGCCCAAACTTGTTCTACTTTATCTCTTTCCAAGCCACTATCTACAAAATAGTTCTTGTCGTAATACTCTACAATGATTTCATCATCTAGCGTATTGTCCTGTAATAGCATCTCTATTAGTTTTCTGACTTTCATCTCTCATTTCCTTTCTGTGAAATGTAATACGATTCTATACCCCAACTCTCTCTCTTTACTACCCTGTGCGACATAGTGTTATCAAATCTTTATAAAAGCCTAACTAACTTGTTGAGTTGGTAGCCATTTAGCCATAGCCCGTCGTCGGGTAAAAGAGCTGTTTATGGCTAAATGGCTACCAACTCAACAAAATAGATAAGCCCCACCAGCAAAACTAAGGAAAATGCTGGTGAGGCTTATCGCCAGAGAACCAGTCTGGCAAGGTTGGTAGGCTAGCCCCCGCAAAGAAACTAGCCCACCAAGTTTATTTAGTATTCAGTAATCTCGGTGTCGTCATGACTAAATCCGTAACCACTGACCTCAAGGTCACTGTTGCTGATTTCAACATCTACGCAAGGGTTTAGGTCCTCTTCAATGTTTTCCCAGTCGTAACCTCTTGGTGCTGTAATGTCTATGGTTCCCTTGACCATAATGCTAATAGTCTTGGTAACCTCTTGGTCAAGCCCGAAAATGTCGCACAACTTATCACGAACTTCCTCGTCAATGCTGTCCCACTCCTCGTTTAGCCACTCGTCAAGTTGCTCTACCTTACGCTTGTATTCGTTGATAGTCGCATACTTTTCGTTGTTGCTGGCTTCTTTTTCCTTGATAACCTTGTTTAGTGCTACGAGTTCTTGCTGTAAGGTTGTATCAGGGTTGTTGCTAAACCAGACATTACCTACATACCCATAAAACTTTAGGTCATAGCCTAAAATCTCAACTAGGGGCTTGATAGGTGTTGTTGCTAGTTCTGTTAGACCTGCCTGTGCGATTTTCTCGTCTAGGGTCAGTTCTGGCTTTGGTTCTTGGTTCTCTAACATAGTAATCATCTCTCTTTCTTGGTTGTCGGGATTTCTATGTATCTTTATTATGCCTGATAATCTCTCTTACCCCACCGGTCGTTATCAAACTGTTACATTTCAGATCACAATAAACTTGTTGAGTTGGTTGCCTATTTGCCTATAAAGCCGTTTTATGCGCGCAAGCGAGCATAGGCAAATAGGCAACCAACTCAACAAAGCCGATAAGACCCCCCTGCCATTTGGCAGAGGGGCTTATCTGGCTTGTTAGGCGTTGGCGAACTCTAAGACAGTTCCTAGAATACGAGCCTTTTCGGCATTTACTACTGGGTCAAAACCAGAGGCGGCTCCAATTAGAGCCTCGCCACCCTTGCGACCAGTTCTAAAGTAGTCAATGCGTTCCGTCAAGGTGTTCAAGGCTCCCCATGCGGTTCCCTTGATGTTCTCGTTGGTAGGGCTGACTGACCAGAGGTCATGTAGCAAATCAACCTTTTCGTTCCAACGAGTAGTTGCTACCTTTGGACCAGTCACATCTGGCTCCTCGTAAATGGATTTTACGAGGGTATCAAACTGCGAATCGGTCATGGCGGTTTCAAACAACTTTTTAGCCATGAGTTCAAAGTTGTCCATGTGGTCAAAGGTAAGACCTAGAACTCTGCGAGCCTCCTCAATTCTGCCACCGACAGTTGCGGTGTGGCGAATCTTGAAAGACTGCTTAGAACCCTTGATAGCCATGTTTAGCGTGTTCTGGCAGACTACACGAACAGGGGTAATGTTCGCTTGAACTGCGGTAGACCCGTCATGCGAGGTGTGAACGAGCAAGTAAGTTGTGGTCTTGTCGTTAGCACCATTAGGGTCAAGAACGAACTCTCGGGGAACTACAAGCGAGCCGAACACGACACGCCCTCCCTTGATAGAGCCTGCTGATTCCCAAGTTGCTCCTCCGTCTAGGATTCCGTCACCAAAAGCGAACAGTTCCTCGTTTTGAACAACCTTGTATCTGTCACCGACAACAGATAGAACCTCTGGTGTCTGGTCAAACGGATTATCACGAACTACTAACTGATTAGCGGTAGTGTTGCGGTAACCCTCTGGGATAGCCAAATCCTCTAACCGAACGTTCCAGTTATTTAGTTTGGCAGATTCTAGCATTTCGCTAGTTGTTACATGTTGGTCTTTATCAAACAATACATTTGCTAGACCATGCCAAGCGGGTTCACCTCTAAGGGCAAAAGCAACCTGACCATTTGAACCGATTTCTAAGGCGTGAGCCATAGTAATCACTCTCTTTCGTGTTTAGTGTTAGCGTTGTTGCCAACAAGATAAGACTATTAGTTCTCTCACATACCCCATCTGTCGTTATCAAATCGTAATAAACTTGTTGAGTTGGTTGCTTTGTTGCTTTACAGCCTTTATGTCGTCCCGATAGACGACAAGCAACAAAGCAACCAACTCAACAAAAAAAAGCCCCTCAGCGAGCATTTGTTCTCGCTGAGGGGCTGGGGTTGGCGAGCCAAGACCAAAAGTCTCGCCAAGTTTATTAGATTCGTTCTATGGTTCTTGTGTAATCCATAAGAGCCGAAATCTGCGTGTCGGCTAGTCCAACGGTTTCACCGTTTTCGTTATAGCCACCAGTAATAATCACATCTCCAACGATGTAATCGGTAAGTCCATAGTCCTCACTCCAAAGGGCAGTTGCGATAGGATTTTGGTCTAATCCGTTCAACTTGCCCTCCTCGTTTAGATAGAGGTCAATGTCCTTAGTAGGCAGGGGAACAACTTGTATCCACCCTCCTACTGCTTTCTGGGCAATGTTGAGGAAAGTGCCCTCCTCAAAATCAACCAGTTCCTTATTTCCGTCAGTGCGAATAATGAGTGCTTTCATTAGTCCTCCTCCTCCTCATCATCAACATCACAAGAGAAACAAGAACCGTCTAGGTCTAGTTCTCGTTCACAACCACCACACACAGCCTCAAACTCAATGCTTTCGGTTCCTGAGTAGTGTGAGTTTAGGTCAGCCAAGAAAGCCTTTTCGGCTTGTTCTTGGGTTTCACCCTCTACTACACCCTCGTATTCATAGAGGGCTTTGATTCTGTAAAATGCCATTTGGTTCTCTCCTAATCGTTTTGTGTAGCCTCTGCTGACTACTCATTTAGTATGGCAGTTTCTCTACATACCCTACCCACCGTTATCATTTCGTTATAAAGCTGGTCCAACTCAACAAAGCCCAAAGCCCGATCTTTTATTAGGGGCTTCGGGCTTTGGGCTTTGTTGAGTTGGGCAAAAAAAAGCCCCCTAGCACTCTGGGAAAGTGCTAGGGGGCTGGTTGGTAGGGCGAAACGAAAGAAAAATCCCCTACCAAGTTTGTTTAGACATCAGGAATAGTTCCCTCGTTCTCGTCTGTATCCTGCCACCAGAATACATCTTGGAACTCGGTTGTATCTAAGACCTGCCACCAATCTAAGTCAAGATTGGTTTCGGGGTTTTGGATTTTTTCTATCGCCTGTTCTGGTGAATCTGCCTCAATTTTGGTTTCATACCAGATAGTCGCTTTTTGCTGAACTCTGTATTCCATTTTACTCCTCCCCTGCCAACGGAACATCTCCGTCATTGTTCAGGACTAGTTCAAGGTCGTATAGTGCCTCATCAGCACTCGTAGCCCCTGCGTGGTAGTCGCTATAAATAGCCTTTATAGCGTTTAGTTGCTGGTTGCTTAGTTCCATTAGTTATCCCCCTCAACTTCGTCATCACAATTACAATCAGGGTCATCACAGCCACCTAGTTCTAGGTGAGCCTTGCGAGCCTCCTCTATCATTGCGAATACATCATTTAGGGCAGAGCCTAATAGGACTGGTTTGCGTTCTGGCTCAATAGGTTCTAGACCCTTGTATTCATCACAGATAAAACAGACCTTAGTATCTACTGGAAAAACACTTCCACAAAATACACATTTCATTTTTGGTTCTCTCAACTTTCGTTTGTTGTTGTAGCCTTGTTGCTACAAGAAAAAGAATAACAACTCTCACGCATACCCTACTGGTCGTTATCATTTCGTTATAATAGCCCCCAACTCAACAAAGCCACATAGCCAAACACTTTTTATCTAATGGAGTGTTTGGCTATGTGGCTTTGTTGAGTTGGCAAAAAAAAAGCCCCCTGCCGAGAGAGTGGCAGGGGGCTGGCTTATTTAGTCATCTTCCCCGAAATACTGCTCAGGGTCATACTCGGGTGGTTCTTCTGGTGAATACCAGTTTTTTTCGCAGGAGCAACAAGGTCGGTCTTCGCACTCACACATTAGATTTCTCCTCGTATTGAGCCTCGACAAAACACTCCCAGTCGTGTGAAGGGTCGTTTATCCACTCCTCGGCTTCGGCTTTGCTGGAAAAGGTGGGTGCCCAAGAAATAGGCACCCAACCATAACCCTCGCCATAATCAGCGTAAACTCGCCACATTAGTCTTGCTCCTCTGGCTCGTTCCAGTCGGTTCCGTCAAAGATTTTACCGTTTACCAGTTCACCAATCGCCCCAGAGTAGAGGTCAAAGTAATAAAGGTAAAGGTCGGTTTTTTGAAGGTCCTCAATAGATTCGGGTTTTTCAATCCCCATCTCTTTCCACCGATTCTGGTTTTCAAAGTCTAACTCTGTCCAGTCCAGTTGGATGTTGGCAGTATAAATTGGCACTGTGCTGTCTGCGTATTCACCTGCCGAGTCTTCTGGGTATCTCTGCGAGAGGATAAAGGCTCGGTCGTTCCAAATCTCCTCGTTTATTGCTTGTTGTGTGTAAAGGGACATTTCTCTCAACTTTCGTTTAGTGTAATAGCCTTGCTTGGCTACTTGTTTAGTATTTCAGGTTTAGCACATACCCCAGTTGGCGTTATCAAACTGTTATAAAGCGATCCCAACTCAACAAA